GTTGGCTTTTTCCTGCGCTAGTCTCTGTGCGTCAGCCTGTGCCGCGGCGGTAAGTTGGTAGTTTCATCAACCTCGTTTATTCTATTTTCGATAGAAATGACTAATATTGTATCACTAACATTAAAAAAGTAAGACTATGGCATGTGCTAAGAAAAAGAAGATGGCAGAAGGAGGCAAAGTCTCCGAGAAAAAGAAACCTCAAATGAAATGTGGAGGCAAGGTTAAGAAAAAGAAGTAATAACCGGAGGGGTATATCCCCTCCTTAGTATTTCATGCATGAAAAATTCAGAATTTGTATCTAGGATCATAAATGATATGAACTCTATTAGTAAAGACGCTCATGTCAGTAGAAGATGGATATTGTCCATAGGTAGGCAGAAGGCTCGATCATATATAGCCCAGAAGTACGCTGATGGGACTTTGTTCGGCGAGGAATCGCTATATACTCATATTAATTGCATGGAGATGGAGAGAGTCCGGAAGGTTGATTGTTGCTTTGATGAGTTTAAGTTATGCCGGATACTTATGAGATCCAAGAAAAGGCTTCCCGATATGATATATACCCGTATAGGCCCGGCTATTATAAAGGTATCGAACATCATGGATGATATTATATTTACTCCTATATCGTTAAGAAAATACGCTAATAACAAGGAACGTAAATATGGTAATATAGATCAATACTATTATTACGTCAATGATGGATATATCTATATACCTGATATAAATATAGAGGCTATAAACGTGGATCTTATAACCCTTGACAGGAAAGCGGCGTTAGAGCTAGGGGGATGTGGAACGGAAAAAGATGATCCATGTATATCTCAATGGGATTATGATTTCATATGCCCTGATAAGTTACTGGAATATGTGGTATCTGAGACGTTAAGAGAGACGATAACCAAATTGCAGATCCCTACGGACGAGAATCCGGATATGGATATTAATAAGAAAACGCAAAAAATTCAATAAGCATGAACATAATAAGATCTATAATCAATTTCTTCGGTGCTGAGGATATTGTTGATGGTATCGGGAAAGAGGAATGAGAGATAGCTCAATCATAAAATATAATGAGATACATGATATGTATGATAAAATTATAAAGGATCTAGGAGACATGTCAGCTTACGTGTCCAAGAGCTATATCTATGATAAGATAAAAGATAAAACAGGTTTTAGTACAAGGCATATTAGTAGGATACTTAATCATACTAAGAAAAGAGATCTTAGATTTATCTAAAAAGGAGAGGCTAATCAACCTCTCCTTTTGTTTTTAACATCCTCCACCTTGACTTGGGTTAGAGACATACATACTTGTGGCGTTACTTACGCAATCTCTACCTCCGGATACTGTTCCCGATCCTGTCGGTATCGTAACGGTCTTGGTAGTGGAGAAATATTCCACATCTCCTGACGATTCGGATCTAGTATAATACACATCGAATGAAGCTGTTTTAGATTTTCCACATGGGTTATTGTAGCTTACCGATATACTTAAACATTGACCGTTGAAACTTCCACTAGCGTAAGCGCTCCACGTCTTTGTTGGCTCCACGCAATCGCATTCCATATCGTTGGCTTTTTCCTGCGCTAGTCTCTGTGCGTCAGCCTGTGCCGCGGCGGTAAGTGCGGCCTTATCACCGTTACACTTACACCAAAACTTGCCAAATATTTCTTGAATAAGGATGAAATTATTATATTTGCGACATGAAAACAAAGTCGTTTAAAATACTTGATCAATACTTTCTTCGGTTCTACAGGTCTATTATGTCTAAGAACGGAAAGAGAAGGAAACATACGATCGTGGACAAGAATGATATTCTCGAATGTCAGTCGTTGATCTGGAAGGTCATACGTGATAAGTACTTAGATAATGAGGGCGGGGTTTATATAAATAACATCGGTTATCTATGTCATAAGATTAATCCCAACCGTAAGATATATCTGAATAAACTTACCGGGACTATAAACAGGCGTGGGACAGGTGGATATTCTTACGTCCATACGTGTATGGATTTTATGCCGAGGAATAAGTATTTTCATTTATATATCTCTCCAGCATTAAACAAGGAGTGTAGGATGGCTATGGAGTCTGGAAGGAGATATAAGTTCTTGTACAGGGAAGTTGAATCGGAAAGTAAGGTATTTGGAGTTAAATGGGTTTATAAGCTGTAGAAGTTTCTATGATCCAGTTAGCTCGTGAGGGTAGACTGGATTTTTTTTGTATCACGGATTCAAATACATATCTTTGTGCAAAAGACTTGAATATGACAATAAAAGGCTTATTGGCCGAGATCAAGGCCGATTTACATAAATACGACGATAGCGGAGCTATAGACACCTCGTCTGTTTATAGGTGGGCTGAGATCGCCTTGAAAAGGTTTGGGGGTGTTATAGCCGTCATGTCCGAGGCGGTTGTAAAGACCAGCAACAAACAGGCGGTATTACCTTCCGATTTCTTCGACATGCTTGACGCCTATAGGTGTGAGCCTCTTGTCTGTGAGATTCCGGGCGGCGACAAGGCCAAGGCTGACCTCCAACACGAGATCGGCTGGGTCGAGCGCACCGAGCGTGGGTTCCGTTGGAACTCCTGCACCGAGTGCTGTAAGGAGGAGTTTGAGAAGACGATCACGGAGAAGATATATATCGGGTCTCACGAGGTTCGTTTCCATTATCATCATCCCGTAAGGTTATCCATAGGTCGTGGGTTGAGGCGTGATTGCGCCGCCGACAAGTATCGGGATAAGTACGATTGGGATAATTATGATATAACTATATCCGGCAATATTATGTATACCGGGTTTGATGGATTTATTTATATCATATATCGTGCTACACCCAAGGATGACGACGGTCTCCCGTATATACCTGAAACGGCGTTAGGTTATCTTGAGGATTATGTCGAGACGTATATCAAGATGAAGATCTTCGAGAACGCCGCCGTTAACGGTTTGATACAAGGGGCTGGTGATGCTTATAAACTATATGCCCAGCAGGAGCCGGGTAAGTTTGCTAGGGCTATGAAAGAGCTTAAGATGTCGATGATTACCTTGAATGATTATCGGGAGCTGGCTGAGGATAATAGGATGAGGATGCTGTCTCATGAGCGTATGTGGCCCAACGCTTTTGATAAGTATATTAAACTGGTTTAACAAAATACGATGATATGGCTGATTGGATACATTTAGATAAGACAAGTGGTACCGGTTCTGCTGAGGTTAGGGTTACCGCTGATATTAATGAGACTGGCGAGATACGTCAGGTAACATACAAGGTTATAAAAGAGGGGACCAAGGAGGAGAAGACGTTCGTGTGCAGGCAGGAGTCCGTCCCGGTGGTGATCATCCCGGAGTTCGATTACCTTGTGCTTAGGTATATCTGGGCTGACGAGGACGGCATTGACTTTGACACGGCTACCGGTTTCGATAACACCGGCCTCCCGGATGTTGACGGCAAGCTGGTTGGTTGGAGTAAACAGTATCAGACCACGCAGGAACGGGTAGGTGATTATCTTATCCATGGCGGTGATAACATGGAATCAGGTAATGAGGCTGCCTTAATCCAGATGGGGCCGTTGTTGGATGGTGATAATTACGATAAATTACCTCTTGAGATCAGATGCAGTATATACGGTAACTGGTATGGTGGTCGTGAGAAAGGTAATGTCACTATCAGGTTCACGGCATATAAGGGCGGTTCTATGGAGAAACGTGGATATGATTTTGTCAATATCGGAGGCGAGGAGGTTTATACCGGTGATGCCCCTACCAACGTATCCGCCCATGGTGAGGATAATTGGCAAAATATAAAGACCTTGTATTCTAAGGTAGGCACGATGATCTACAACAAGGAGTCTCGTGACTGTATTGTAAGAATAGGTGAGTAATTATTCTTTTTCATAATACAAATATCTATCAGCTCTCTCGTCCGTGAGGATGGGGGAGTTTTTTTTGTTTTTTAGTCCTTTACTTATGACATATTTGATCTTTTATTGCGCAGGAATAATCTAGCTTTGCCGAAAACTAGTATTATGGTCACATTGAATGATGTAAATAACGAACTCCATGTACGGTTATATATACTGGAGGTACTTAAGGATTATATAAGAGATGATGATTTCGATGGTCTTGTAGATAAGGCGTTGGATTTTGTCATGGAAGGCGTTTCTATGCCTAAGGCTCCGACCAAGGATACCACCATGAGTGACATATCAAAGAGCGTTTTGGCCTTGGTAGCGGGTGCTGGATTAGATGAGAGGTTAAGCAAAAGCTCTTTAGAGTTAGCTTATGACAGATGTAAGATGAGGTACGTATTCGATCCTCGAAATCGGGATATACACGGTGTAGTCGTAGGTTATTCCAATGACTTTAATAGTCTGGTAGCTGTGTGTGATGAGGGATCGAAGAAAGGAGTGGATAAAGGATCTACTGATTTTGTGGATGTCAATGAGAGATACGTGACTAACGGTTTCTTTTACATATCTGTAGAGGATGCCGATAAGCAATCGAACTACATGGGGAAAAATTTGTAATTGTTTTGTTTTTTTTGTGCTTTACCACGAGCATCTAGTCTTCCTCCTGACTTGTGAAAGTCTGGAGGATTTTTTACTTTTGTGCGATTTTGAATGTTTTGCATAATGGTATAGTTTTTATCAAGATCCTGCGTGTAAGTGATTATCCGCAGGATTTGTTATATTTGCGAAAAAGATAAGATCGTGCAAAATAACTCTAACATAGCGGTTCCCGATTCCGGGATGAACAGGGATAAGCATCCACAGGACCTATCCCCGTCTGAGTACAGTTTCGCCTTGAACGCTACCATAGAGGGTGACGATGGAAGCCAGCTTAAGATCCAGAACGAGCCTAGTACCCTTTTATGTAAGCGATTTGATGGCTATAAGGTTATTGGGTATAAGAATGATATAGCTGGTGATAACACTTATTTCTTTCTGGTGAATCCTGATAACAACACCTCTAAGATCACGTTCATGAGGTCATTGGATTATGTCAAGACCGTAGAGGATCAATTAGCGGGATCAGGGAAAGATATTCATCGTATCCTTGGCGAGAGGCTTGAGGAGTCGGATGGTCGTTTCGATGAGATATGTGATTTGATGGAGGTCCTGATAGAGGACTGGGTTGATGACCCTTGTCTTAACTTTTCCATTCATCACCCGATCTTTGATATAGAGATCAAGGATGAGAAGTGTGGTAAGGTGATATACTGGACTGATGGATATAACCCCCAGCGATATGTTATGGTTGACAAGGCTCTTAATCCGGATGAGGATGGTGACTTCTGGTATCATTATCATGGATATAAGACATGTGGGGATGATAAGCCAATAGAGAGGTGTAGGCTGGCTTGCGAGAAGCTACTGGTATTTCCGCTGCTGACGGCCCCGTGCGTGGAGCCTGAGGTCGTGGAGTTCGGGGGAAGCCTGCGTGCCGGGACCTACCAGTTCTGCGTGGCGTTGTGCGATGAGTTCGGGATAGAGAAGACCGGATATTGCTCATTGACCAACCCTATCATGATATTCGATCGTCAGGATATAGTCATTCGTGATGGCTTATGGGGCAAATCAACCAACATGGGTATCCGGCTTACTGTATCCAATATAGATAAGCAGGTATCTCATTATAAGGTAGGTGTTATACAGAACACCGTTGGATATAATGGCGAGCAAAGCCCGGTTCTTGAGTATTTCATAGAAGGTATACATCCGATAACGGAAAGGACTATTTATTATCTTACGGATCAGTATGGCGAACGTACGACCATGGAGAAGTTGTCCAAGGAAATACCGGTATATAAGACGGCCAGAGGGATGACATCTGTCGGGAATCGTCTTCTTCAGTACGGTTTGACCGTGGAGAATGAATGGAATCTTCAACCGGTCGTTAATTTCTTGGGTCATTTCGTTAAATGGCAGACATCGATAGCCACGGAGAATCTATATAAAGACGGTGTGGCTTGCTCTAAGTACGCCTCTTTCATGCGTGACGAGGTATATCCGTTAGGAATAAGATTCTTTACCAACACGGGATACAGGACGGCTAGATTCCCGCTTATTCCTCGTCCGGCTACAAGGGAGGAGATGGAGGTTATCGTTGATGAGGATGGTAACTCTGAAGACCTGTCGGCGGCGTCGGTATTGGAGAACAACCCGCAGTGCGCCGGGAACAGCCGCCGTTATCTTTGGCAGTTTAAGAATACAGCTAAGGTTATAAACGATCCGTCCTGGGGATTTGATGATTTTGGAGGAGAATGCAAGAATCAGCTAGATGTCAAGCAACTCAGATATGTAGAGCAGGAATATGCCACGGTAGGAGAGACCCAATTCGTTATCAACACAATGGGGGAAGATGTTACGGTAGATGATGCTATTGATTATATCGCTGACAATATAGAGAATCTGTGTGATCTTATAGAATCCAATGTAGGCATTACTGACGAGTTATGTGCGGCTATATCGTTACCTGAGGATCAAGATGGTATAAAGGCTCCCGATTTCCCTAGTGGATGTGACGATATCGAGAGGATAGAGACCATGACTATATTGGATAAAAACTCTTTGGTAGATTCTAGGATTGATTTTACGTATAAGCTGGCTAGTGATTACGTGGAGACCGAACCTACGACATTAATACAAAGTAACGCCGAGTCACAAAGGAAGTTCTCTGTATTGTGTGATTTCGATAATTATTCCAGTGGAGGTAAGAATATCATAGATCTGGTTCAAGAATGGCTGGATGGTCAGGATGAGGACAAATTCCCGTCTGATATAGATTCATCCGCCTTGGTCTTGTGTCAGGATATGTCTAATGTCCGGCAGCTATATGATGAGGGTATATGTACTAATGGTTGTTCGGTAGGAGATCCTTACGTGAATCCTACTATTAACGATGTGCAACTACCCACGTTCCAAGGAGGTAGGTCATTGGGTAAATGTACGTTCTTATTCCAAGGCGATGGGTGGGAAGGCAAGAAGCATACCGAGACTATGCTTGATATATTGATGGATTCAATGAAAAAGTACTTCCCTCAATATGAGAGTCAGTTTGGTATCGAGAACGCCATGTGTCTTTTTGGCGATGGTGATAATTCTAAGTTTAATACCGGTATAACTACTGACTGGGAAGGTCGTGTGTCTGTGCAGAATGATATTGACGCCAAGACCAATTGGTTCGGTAGAAGTAACTTGACTTATTTCAAGTTCTATCCACATGTATCCTCATACGCCAGATGGGTGGAGTTGGATTACGAGAAATACATAAGTGGTTTATCCGATCCTGATAACGGTATTATGTATATAGAGATGATGGGTGACTATAATTATCCGATCGGCGACTCATCATCATACAATAAGGTTCGTATAACGTTTTTCTCGGACAAGGAAGGTACCGTGGCTCCTAATCCTTTGGCTAATGATGCCAAGAAAGGTGTTATAGTGAATTACGTGGATCATAAGATATTTATGATGCCAAAGTACTTGTTCTGGAATGATGACAAGACTACTTTCCATAAGATATATGTTTGCATCGAGCCTGCGGTATGCGTGTTCTTCACCGGTTTCGCCATGAGGCAGGACATGAAGGAGCTTGCCGGATTCTATACGGCCGGCACCGCCATCTTCCCCGCCCCGTTCTGTTTTGGCATTCGGCCACTGGAGGTGAAATACGTATTCTTCTTTACGAAAGAACTGAAATTAAGGAGATTTGTCACATATGAGGCGAAATGCATCTCATGTGGAGATAAACCCGCTGATTGTGCTCCTAGACCTTATCAGTATGGTGATTTTGGTTATTGGGAATCTATCAATAAGTATCCGGCTAATTTTGAGTTGTATGATTCAAGTAAGATCGGGATATCGTCGGGAGGATCGAAGAGGAGGGATATAATAGATTCTTTGACGAAATACTATGGGTCTCCTAAATCCGTTGAGGGTAAGTCTTACTTCACTGGTAATGGGGATAACGCTGAGTACCCCAATACGTCAACCACATTTTGTCAGAAACCTATACGTCATTACAAGTTCCCGGATAACTCTGTCGCTCCTTTTATGGGTAATCCGTCTCAACAGACCGGTCAATATGGAGTTGACTCCTATATTTATCCTATGGGGGTGATGCTTGATGACGATATCGTTAATGAGTTTCTGGATATAGCGGTAGAGAACGGTCTTATAGATAAGGCTAGAAGAGATTCTATAATAGGATATGAGTTGTATAGGGGCGATAGGACGTTGGATAAGAGCGTTATCGGAACTGGTCTGGCTTATGATATGTTTAAGTACGATGATCCCGACGGATCGGCTAACCTTTATCCTAATTACCCTTACAACGATTTGTCTGATGATATGTATATCTATAAGGATATTAATCGTGAGAAATTTATAACGCATCCGTTTAACAGGAGGGGTAATATCTGGTATTCATTCTTAAGCCCTGATATTGCCTTTAACAAGCCTGACGCTCCCACCGAGTGCCTTGTTGATGGTTATCAATTAGGTAAATCCTCCGGTATATTCAGGGAGGTGGAGGATCACCCTAAATGGACGATATTAGGGAGTAAGGCTTACAGTATGGCAACATCATTGGCTACGGTGGAGGCTATGGCTAATTTAATATCCGCTATAGCTGAGTATACATATCAGTCGGCTTCACAGCAATATGTCGGTGGAGGCGTGTTCTTTTTAGCCAACCCTGTCGGCATAGCGCTGACGGCTATCCGTCTGGCTACGGGTATCGCCAAGGCCACAGCCCAGTCCGTGGTGGATATAGGCAAGTACAGGTATCAGTGGTTAACGGCATTGATAGATAGGGGACCTAGACGGAACTATGCTTATTACTATACTTCTGTCGCTCATTATAATTTATTTTACCAAAAAATAGGGGAGTCAGAGTTACGTGGATTGTCAACGGCTAAATATATCAAGAGCGGGTTATATCCGGTTACAGACATCTCGTCACAAGGGGGAACCGTAGGTGGTAAGCCTATTATCATAAACAACCTCGATCGTGAGCATTCATTGTTCATGTCATTTGGTATGGATAAGTATATGCTTGAATATCCGGAATTGGTATCAAGTTACGATACCAGCCGTATTCAGGATGAATGTAATATTCGTAATGATGAGGTAGCTGGTATGACGCCTCATTTTATGACACGTGAATCTTTCGTATCCTGTCCTTATATGAGGATAAAGAAATATTCTCCGGCTCAATACGGGCAGATAGAGGATATCAGGTGGGTATCGTTAGGCGGTTGCGGGTTGATGGATAAGAATAAGCGTAAACCTGTTTTTGGAGGTGATGTATTTATATCAAGATTCTCGATTAAGAGGAAGATGCCTATGTTTTACTTGACTCAGTTCGGTCAGGGGGACATGATACCATTCCCTTATTATGATTATCGGAACATCGGGTATCCCCGTTATTTCGTTAATTACGACACCGGGGAGGATTATCTTAATAAGACTGACACAGATACTGGATCGCTATATTCGTTCCCTAGCCGTAAGAGTGCTTATGAGATGGCTTGCAAGACCGGGGATATGTATCTTAGCGGTCGTTTCTTCCTATACTTCTATGGCATACCTCAGTTTCTTGTGGAGTCTGAGATCAATTGCAATTTCCGTATAGCCGGGCCTGAGCCTTACGAGGGGTTCTATCCGGAGGTGGGGGATTATATATCATGGACTCAGGAGCGTAATGTCCCTATATCAAGGGATAATGTGTTTAAGATAAGTCCTGTGTATAAGAATCGTTTTACGCTAGGCGGAAGGTCATTACCAGAGACGTATGATAGCAATTTTTGGGACTGCGCTTACCAAAGACCCAACGGCGTCATATGGAGCACCGCCGACGTGTCGGAGAACGGCATGACCGATCCTTGGCTGTCGTACAAGCCTATGGATTACCATGAGTTCAAGACATCTTTCGGGAAACTTATAAGCATGAAAGGGATAGAGTCGGATCAGATACTGGCTCGTTTTGAGAATCAGGTAGGGTTGTACAATGCCATAGACGTGTTGGCGGAGAGAATATCCCCGGAGAATAGCGAGCTAGGGACAGGTGGTCTTTTCGCCTCTCGTGGTATCGAGTATAATAATACGACGTTAGGATATTCCGGGACCCAGAGCCGGGATATGATCAGTTGTGAGTTCGGGCATTTCTGGGTCGATTTAAGACGTGGTCAGGTGTTTAAGGTAGATTCTAACGGAAGGAATCTCACGGAGGTCACACCGGGTCTTAGAAACTGGTTTAAGGAGCATCTTCAGATGAAGATCATCCGTAGCCGGATATATAACGCTGATACGGACGCTGAGTTGTCTTATTATGATATTGATAACAAGTTTTTTGGTATAGGGTTGTCCATGGGTTGGGATAATAGGTTTAAGAGGGTTCTGATAACCAAGAAAGATTATATACCGGTAGGGAATCCGAGCGAGTACCAATTCCGTGGCGGCCGGTTCTACAGGAACGGACAGGCGGTGGAGCTACAGGACGCCAGCCATTTCACGGACGTCTCGTTCACCGTTGGATATAACTGCCTGAAGGGTGAGTGGAAATCATATTTATCCTACACCCCTGATTATTATATCGAGCACCAGCATTATTTCCAGTCTGGAAAGAACTACTCAAGTGAAAGTCAGGAGATAGGTTTATGGTCTCATGGTTTGACCAACCAATCGTATCAAGTATTTTATGGTAAGCTATATCCGTTTGTTATAGAGGTTCCGGTACGTGAGCAGTATGTGAATAAGATCCTCACGAACTACCAATATAGGATGGATGCCAGAAGGTATCAGGATGAGGTTAATTATCAGGTTAGAAGAACAACTGGATTTAATAAGGCATGGTTCTATAACGATACCAACAACAGTGGAGAGCTTAGGATGACCATCGCCGATAAGAACGACATGAGCCAGCGCCTAAGATATCCTATAACTAACGACGATAGCCGTGATATACTGGTGACGGAAGTGGACCAGAAGATCAATATCAACGACTACTTCAACGAGGTTAAAGACGATACTAATAACCTACCGGTATGGGTTAAGGACGTGAACGATATTGGCCGGGAGATCGACCCCAGGGCTGTCGATTATCACCGGAGGTGGCGTGATCGTCTTCGTGGCGATTGGTTCTTGGCAAGGTTCGTGAATGACATTGAGAGCCGGTTCAAGATGATAGTAAGATGGTTTAGCAATGAGGAGAAAGTTTATTGATTTAGGTGATTATATACAACTTTACACCACAAATGTACCGAATTATTTTTATGTATAAATAATAATCTATATATATATGTCATGAGATTAGTCGAACAACATATAATCAAGCGAAGCTCGGTATATTACAATGAGCTTCAAGACCTGTTGCATAAGTGTAAAAACTTATACAACAAAGGGTTATATGTCGTTCGTCAATATTATTTCCAGTATAATGATGATAATACCGTTAAATATAAATACCTCAACTACTATTCTCTTGAAAAGAAGCTAAGAACAGAAAACGATGTAGACTATCGTGCTTTACCATCATCTGTAGCCCAACAGGTATTGATGATGGTCGACCAGAATTTCAAATCCTTCTTCAATCTTCTTAACAAGAAGGGTAGAGGTGAGTATTCTGAGAAAGTAAGAATACCTAAGTATCTTGATAAAGATGGGATGTTTATGGCTGTTTTCCCGACAACAGCCTTTTCTCAGAAATGGATAAAACAAGGTATTATTAAGTTACCAAAACAATTCTCTTTTACCATAAGGACTAATAAACAAAATGTCCAACAACTTAGGTTTATCCCTAAGAATGGATATATTATGTTTGAGATTGTGTATAATAAGAAAGAGAAAGGTCTTATGTATGATAACGGAAATTATCTTGGTATTGATCTTGGACTTAACAATTTAGCGTCTTGTGTATCAAATACCGGTTCTTGCTTTATCATCAACGGTAAGCCTCTAAAATCTATCAACCAGTATTATAATAAAAGATTAGCATATTTAAAATCTAAATTAAAAGGTAATAAACAAGTATCAAGACAAATAAGATCGTTAACCAACAAAAGGAATAACAAGATCAAGGATTATCTGCATAAAGCTAGTAGGGTATTGATTAATCATGTAGTCTCCAATGGCATTAATACGATCGTAATCGGTCACAACAAATGCTGGAAACAAGAGATCAATATCGGAAAGCGAAACAACCAGAACTTTGTATCTATCCCTTTTAATATGTTTATCTCAATGATATCATATAAAGCTACACTTGAGGGTATTAATGTTAAGATCGTTGAGGAATCCTATACCTCAAAATGTAGTTTCTTGGATAACGAGCAGATTTGTAAGCATGATAAATATGCCGGAAGACGTGTCAAACGAGGATTGTTCAAAACATCTTCCGGTAGTATTATTAACGCCGATATCAATGGTGCTTTTAACATCATCAGAAAATCGGCAAAAGAAGCCTTCGATGTAAGTACCTTACCAGAAGGTAGAGGGTTTTGGTGGAACCCGGTACGGATTTCTGTATAGATATATACCATTTTACGATTTTAGTGTAAAAAGGCATATAATCACCTTGATTTATTAACATATAGGGGAGGGTGTTTATCATTCCCCTTTTATACTTTCAAATGATATCAGTTATGGTTTGATTTCCGTTGAAACTGGTTGATTTTTATCACAATGAATATTGTGATTGACAATTTGTTTTATTTAATATTGAAATATAATAAATTTTAATAATTTGTTTGTATGGAAGATTTTCAAGGTAAGTATGATGGTAATCAAATAGACAGCAGGCTTGATAAGGTCAAGGATATGGTTGGTGCCACGGCGTCCGGGGCTGGCGCTGCGGGATTGGTGCCGGCTCCCGCCGCGGAGAAGCGTACAGCCTTTCTTCGTGGTGACGGCACATGGCAGGATATAGATGTTCATGAGCCGGGCTTCTTGGGCGATAATCTCGATAGCGAGGATGATTTTAGAACTATATTATTTAATTTGGGCTTTGATAAGGAATTTACCCTTACCAAAGCGAAATATGATATAATAGCTTCTAAATGTGAGGTTGATATACCAATTCAATATCTTTTATCCGGAGCATCATCGACGTATGGGGTTGGGGACTTGATATTAATTAAGGATTCATCCGGGAATATTCAAGCCATGTTGCGCTCTGGATGCAATACGGGAGCTGGGGTCATTGTATCTTATCATGTAATGATCAATATATCCAGCGACCTTACCCATACGTCCATTGTCACCAGTCATACCGTACAATCGGTATCTAACCAAACTAAGGACATATCCTTAACGATTGGTGGTGACCCAGTCGGAGATAACAGGGGCATCAACTTCTCTACGGCCGGTACAGGGACCAAGGCTTTGATGGATAATGGGAAATATAAGGAGGTGCAAGCTAGGGGTGATATTGAGAACGCGTTTTTAGATACTGTTTTTCATCTAGCGTCCAATCAACCTTCTACTTTAACCCAAGATCAGTATAATACTATAAAATCGTTGTTTGGTAGTAACCCTACGTCTAATATCAGGATGATAAAACCTAGCGATTCTTTTGTGGAATTGGTAGGTGAATTTCTTATCAATGATTTGATGGTTTTTAATGATCAAAGGAATGATTGTATCACTATTTACATCAGCGGTTCAAATACCATTCTTGGTATGGGACTTATGGATATATCTATTTCTGTTTATCCTAATCTAAGTGTCGGATATATTCATTCTAATTCAAATGTTGCTGCATCAAATGATTCCGAGATAGTTCTTGTAAATTCTTTGAAAAATACTGAAGATGATATAGATTTTGATAATCAACTTCATCTTAAGATGAAAGGTAAGGGTGATAAGGCCTTGATGGATGATGGGACTTATAAGGAGATAGGTTCTTCTGGAGTGGATATCTCAAGTTATATTTTAGAAGGAATTGATTTTAAGAAAAATACTACCAAGGAAGGTTTCGATAAGATAAAAAGCTGTATTATTAATAAACAGCATATGTATGTGTATTATAAAGTCGAAATGGGTGGCGATGTAGCCGCTTTTACAAGTGATGTTATAACTAATTTTTTGTATGGTAATATATCCTTGGTTATGGTTGATTTTTCGAATATTGAGTTGAAACAAGTAGTAATAAATTCGAGTGATTATAATATAACCGTAACAAAAATTTAATGTTATGATTCAAAAAAGGAAGGTTACCAAGAACTCAGGCAAGTGCCCTAAATCGGGGTGCATCAAGAAAGTAGGAAGTGATTGGAGGGTGGTTAGTAACAAAACTGGAAAGTTATGGCCGGCGAAGTATAAGTCGAGGGATTTGGCCAAGAAAGCTCTGGCGGCTTATCATATGCATTGAGGGTGTAGGAGGGTAGGTGATATGAATCATGTACCCGCCTATTGTTTTATCCTGCATCCGATTATGTATATCTTTGTAGAAAACGTGATTTATGGCTAAGAAAGATAAGAAAGAGGAAATCCCTTCATGGATAAAGGATTTGTATAAGGAAGATCTTGATCGTGTTGTAAGAGGTGAGCGTCCCATGTATTTTAGGGGTATGAATGATGATCCTTTAAAGAACGTATCCCCGGAGTTTGATATCCTTAGTGGAGGAGCTGCTGTTAAGGGTATGAATGGGATAAGAGGTGCGTTGTCTCCGTTGAATAATGGCATGGGTAATTATAATTTCAGCATTAGGGGTATAAATAAGAAGATAGGCGAGCTGGTTGATGAGGCGGGATTATATTTGCCTGAGAAATTAAGACCTATATATCAGACTGTGGTGGACGCTATGTCGAGATCCAAAGATAAGGGGTTGGGTTATATCACGCAGCCGTTGGCTAACGCCCTGTACCCTGCGGACGAGCGACGGAACCGGCGTCTGGACGGGGAGTATCCCGTTGGTTATGTGGATGCCATAGACGGCATATGGCCTAGGGATAAATATGGACTATGGGGAGAGAAGATCAAAGATAAGCAGGATGGAGGTCCTATAAAAGTTGATGGCGAATTTTATAAGAGACCAAGATATCTTATAGATTCTGTTGTCGAATCTATAGAAAAGGCTATGAAATCTCCAGCTAAGAAATTAGATAAATCCAATGGGATGGTTGATTCTGATGGAGATAAATGGTATAAGGCTATCAACCCAGGTATAGAGACCGATGTTAAATCGGCGTTATATCATGGTCCTGGGATATTAGGCAGGATGATGTTTAATATTGAGAGGGATGATTATGCCACTGATCATGAAGAGGCTTTATGGAAGGCGTATGCCACTGGTGATATATCAGGGTTGCCTAAGAGTGATGTTAGGTTTGAAGGAGATGATGATAATGCCCAATACGTTGGACTCCCGCAGGAACAAGCTAGAATGATACAGGCTTTAGCTGATACGATGTACACTAAGTTGAATAAAGAAAAGGTTAAGGGTAAGTCGTATAAAAATATATATGAAGATGAAGGCATGAGAAGGGCTGCCTCAGAAGATAATGATGTGGCTGAGATAATCATAAATAGCCCTAACGAGTGGGTTGTTGTTAATGAATCTCATTCTCCTGTAAGACTGAGAAAGAAAAAAGAGGGAAGTGATCGCAAGTATAAGTATACGGGTCTTGGAGGGTTGAAAAACTTTTCTGTTAGATGGCATCCTGATACCAGGGTCTTGGATGTTAAGGATGATTATGATTTTAAGAGGTTTGGTGTAGAGGGTGTTATCCCAGAGCGTGATACTCCTCTTAGGATAAGAGATAGAATAGTATTGCCTAAAGAAGGAAGCTATGCTTATAGAAATCCTGGGTATTTTGAATCTATAGGATATGATGATAAGTTTGATAAAGGAGGTGCTGTTGAGAATAATCTTCCTTATGGAGCTGGCAAATACGTTGTTGATCCTCGTAGATCAGATGATAGTAAGATGACTGTGTATGACGAGATATGGGACTACCTAACAGACAAGAAGGGTATACCACAAACTCAAGCTATTGGTATCTTGGCGAACATCGCCGCCGAGTCAGGAGGGGATACCGAAGCCCTAGGTGCCGCCGGTGATTTTGGCATCCAGCAATGGCTTGGGCCTAGAAAGAAAGAGCTACAGCGTAGGTACGGTAAGAAGCCGACATTAACCCAACAGCTGGATTATCTTGTGGATGAGTATCAAGGTCGTGTACCGGGGCTAGGCTGGAACTACATGAACCAAGGCAAGTTCTTTGATAAGGACGCTCAAGGCAATATATATAATTACTATATGTATTCGAAGGCTGATTTTGATAACGCCACGAATTATAAGGACGCTACCGTGGCATGGAATCAAGGATACGGAAGACCCCTTGGATCGACATTAAGAAATGAGAAGCGGCTTGAGTTCGCCGATATGTTCTCCAACAGATACGGTGTCCCGGAGAACGAGCCAATGAGATACGAGTTCGGGCAGCGGGATTCGGGCACGGGGGACGGAGGTCAGCAGCCTATCCCTGAGACGGTAGCCCCTGCCGATCCTTCTTTGGCTTCCCGCCCCTCCATGGATAGCTGGTGGGAGAAGGAAGGCCAAGACCTGTTATATAAGATGCTAGCTCAATCCGGCGCCAACAAGAAAGCCATAGAGGACATCGCCAATAATATTAAGAATGATCCTCAATCAGAGGCGCAGATAGCGGAGGCCGAGCGTATGCGTAAGGAACAGGCGAAAAGGCAGTTGGTGCTTAATATGATACCGGGGTTGATGCTGAATATAAAGGGTATGAGCAGAACCCAGAATTAATGCTATATTTGTGAAGTAATTAAACGTTTTTGATATGAAGAAGTTATTGTTTCTATTAGTTATGCTATTGGCGCCAATGGCGTTAATGGCTCAAGAGGTAATCCAGCCAGGGGGATCTATTACGATTGACTTGACTACTTTTACTGGAATTGCGGCTCTTATTACTATGTTAGCCACTCAATTGGCTAAGGTTGTGCCGTATATTGACACCCATAAATGGGCTAAGGTGGTTTCGGCTATAGTCATAGGTATGGTGGTCTGTGTATTAGCATGGGCTTTGAAAGTATCGCCATTGTTGATTGGTAGTGAATGGTGGGAGGCGCTATTATATGGAGCGGCCGCTGGCGCTTCGGGAGCTGGTCTATATGACTTAGTTAAGGCCATAGGATCATTATTCATAAAAAGAATTTAATTCTGTACCATAATAATAGCATTTGCTGAGAGACTCATCGTTGTGAAATGATGAGTCTCTATTTTTTTTAAACTATCTTTGTGTCAGAACGAAATTAATTTGATATGAGCAAGTATGTAATCAAGAGGAAGATACCTAAATATCAAGAGGCCGGGGAAGTCACCCCTATTATGCCCGGTAATGTTGTTGGTCTTCAGGGTATTGGAGTGGAGCCTTTGGTTTCGTCTACCCAGATAGGATTTGATATTCAGCAGCCTGATATTAATACCATTGATACAAGTGATTTGAGCGCTTTGGTTGACAGTAATAAGAAGGTTGATAAGTCTGGTAGTACGGATGTTTTTGATTTTACCACCATCCCTTACTATGGCGCTGATGATATAGGATCTAGGTTTACCCAGATGGGGCGTGGTATAGGGCGTATGAGAAGCGAGGGGTACGGTGATTTATCCACCGGGGCTAAGACGGCTAATGTCGTAGGTACTGTAATGTCAGGTATCGGCGGTGTCTTAGGGTTGGCAAGGAATATATTCTCAGGTATAGCGTCAGAGCAAGGCACTCGTACTAATATCAGGTTGGCTCAAGAGCGGGAGGCTAGGCAAAGAAGGCAATCCCAGATGCAGTATAAGGATGGTGGTGGTGTTTATCTAGGACCTAATAATAGGTTCGATAGCGGAAGCCTTACCGGTGAGTACCTGTATCCGTTACCTAAGTCGATGGAAGATCAAGCCAACGTAGAGGTCGAGAAGGGTGAGTACGTGACGCAGCCCGGAGAGGCGCCGATGGAGGCTATGGGGCAGAAGCACGCCGATGGTGGAACCCCCGTTTCCTTGGAGCAGGGAACGAAGGTTATTACCGACGACACAACCATAGAGCCGGATTTCGCTAAATACATTAGGGATACGTATGGGATCAAAGCCACGCCTAAGGATACGTATGCTACGTTAATGGACAGGTATAAGGCTAAGATCGGTCTTAAATCGGCTTACGATGATCAGAAAAAGGCGCTGGAGAAGCTGAAGAAAAACGATAAGATAGATGACGAGAATACGAGGCGCTTAAACGCTTCCGTATTATCCAAGGCTATAAATGATAGTAACGAGACGGTTAATGGCTTAGAAGGAAGATTTACGGACTTCGCTAACGTCATATACAAGGAGCAGGAAGACCGGAAGATGAAGAAGGATGAGGATACGTATTTCGCCAAGGGTGGTGAGATAGATAACATCATATCCAGATCCATGAAAGAATATGGTCTTACAGAAGATGATATAGCTGAGGCTAAGAAAGAGTTGCTTAAGAAAGTGGCTGGTATTCGCCAGAAGATGGAGATAGGAGGCACGTCTTTGTTCGGTCGTAAATTAACTTTCCGCCCGATCGAGAATAGGTTCAACAATGATCCTAACTATTTCGGTTATCAGCGCCAAGGAACTGATGGCTCTTATGGAGGTATTAATACGGATGAGAGGTTGAATTATTATAAGACATTCAATCCGGTCGCTTACGATGCTTATATGGGAGCTTCAGAGGGCACTAGGGCTAGGGCGTTGCAAGACGCTATCTACGGTCAGACAAGTAGCTGGATGGGCTTGGCTACGGCTGAGAACCCGATCATCGCCAACGCCGAGGCGCTTCGGGATTACACGACGCTCGTTTCCTTTGGCGGTGAGGATAGTCAAGGTAATTACCCGGAAGACAAGAAAGCCGCATATCATGATAGGATGAGAGACAATAAATTAGGTTTGTTTACCACATCTCGCCCTATGATCGGTCTAGACGTTGTTACAGAGGAACAGCATAAGGCTCTTAACGATGCTGGTATCACCCATTTTAGCCAACTGTTCTCTGATAAGAACAAGGATGTCGTTAATAAGATACTTGGCGAGGATATGCTTAAGATGCAGGCATTGAGATCCATGAAGGGAATGGAAGGTCTTGATTTTATACTTGACCCTCATAAGGTGGCTCCCGGTCCTATGGATATAGGTGATGTGGAGAATCCTGATGTTAAGCTGGATATGCCTGAGCTGATTGATTCTAATACACTTCCTAAAACCAACACAAATGCCGGTAAGTCGAACGGCGGCAATGGAGGCAGGAATATAGTAGGTGGTGGTCTTGACTTTCCTGAGGTGTTCAGGATGACTCCGGGAGCCGTGACAACGGAAGGTCTAGAAAGACATTACGCTCCTACCGTGGACCCGGTGTTGAGATCGGCTGATCAGTATATGGTTGAGGCTAATCGTGCTTTCCAATCACAATTGGATCAGATGGGTAATGTCCCGGATTCCCAGAGAGGGGCTTTATCTTCCAATTTACAGGCTATCATGAGTTCCAATATAGGTAAGTATATAAATGAGGTAGAACAAGGGAATGTGGCTCAAAGGACTTGGGCTGATAATGTCAATTCTCAATCATGGGCGAATACTTACGACAAGAACATAGCCCAACGTCAAGCTTATCAACAACGGATATTGCAGGGATTGGCTATAAATGACGAGAACTGGGCTAGGTATTTCGATAGCGTCAATGATGAGATTCAGCAGAAGTGGAACACGGCTACGACCATGAATACATTAAGATCTATATTTGGGGATGTAAAGATCGGTCCCAATGGTCAGTTGATCGCAGACCCTCAAGGAGATATATTAAGTTACAGGAGATTATATCCTGCTCAGGAAGTAACTAAAGGCAAGAAAGGATAAAGGATGGCTTCACAATATAGTATATTAAGGAATTACGGCAAGTATGTATCGCCCTACAACATGGATGTCATGATGCAGGGGATGGGGTACATGCAGCAGAAGATAGATACCAATCGGCAGGCTATAAACGAGTATGCTGATTATATTATCAATTCTGACATTATAAAACCTCAGGATAGGGAATATCTTCAGAATAGGTTAAATGGGCTGATACAGGACGTGAATAACGTGTATCGTAAATCTAATTTGGCTTCTGATGGTGTAGCCAGAAGTATACAGGCTCGTCTTGGAGAAGCTCTGGATACCCGTGTGTTGAATGCTATTGCCGGTACTAGGGAGATCCGGGCTTTTAGCGAGAAGATGGAGGATATGAAGCTGAACAATCCCAAGATGTATAGTCCTATAAACGAGGCTGAGGCTTTTGCGGATGCCGTGGCTTGGATGAATGACGGTCAGGTAGGGACACGTCTTAATCCTATACATTATACCCCTTATACGGATTACCACGCTGAGATTGATGAGAAGATGAAGAATTTCATCTCCCTTAACAAGGGGAAGAAAGTCAATGTACCGGTGACTGATGCCAATGGCAACAGGACGGGCGAGATGCGTGAGATGTATATAGATGAGATGAGTTACGCTCAGGTCAGGGATATAGCCATGGCTTCTATATCTGAGAACGGTAAGGCTCAGATGCAATTAGAGGGAAGATATATGGCTAGAACGAATCCTGACTTATTTAATGTTCAAAGCACCTCAGATTTCCTTAAAGGGTATATTGATGATTTCAGTGTCAAGGAAGAATCCATACGAGCCAAGCTAAAGGGCGTTGGCAATGACAAGGCCAAGAGGGCTAAGTTGGAGTCGGAGCTGGCGGATATTATCAAGCAGAGAAATGATTTCGTGGAGGAGGCCGAGGGCGTTATCGGTAGCAACTACAGCCCGGAGCGAGCCGGCATGTTCATGGTACGACAGCAGTTCCTTCGTGGCGTCGGGCTGAGATGGTCTTATAATAACTCATACGAGACGTTGGGTGTTGATGATTATTATTTCAAGGCTAATCAGCAGATGATGGAGAGAGCTAAGTTTAATGAGACAAAAAGGCATAATCTAGCCATGGAGAAAGCAGCGTTGATGAGAGCCAGCAAATCGGGTAAGTCGGAGAATGGAGGTGGCGGAGGTGATGACACGACCGGGCCTACCGTGGTTACCAAGAGCGCAAACCTTGACGATGTGAGCATAAGCGATGAGTTCATGAACGGGTTCATAGCCAACGAGAAGGCGGTGACTACCGGCATGGGTAATTTCGTTAAGTCATTATCAGATGACGCTAGAAGGAAGATCGACGCATGGGCGTCTGATCCTGAGAATAGTAACGTGGTCAAGGATATGGATAACGATCAGGTTATCATGGCTTATTTCAAGGCCAATGGAGGGTCAAGGAACGAGTTGCTTGATTACAATGGTCAGGATAGTTATTTGAAGCTTCTTGGATTAAATACCCAAAGAGGGAAGTATAATAAGATCAATGATGGATTCAATAAGGCGAGCAATGCTGTTTTGGATGGTATTGATACTATAATTCAGAGAGAAGCTAGATCGGACAGTGGGTCAGGTATAGATATTAGTTATGGATTCGGCACATTCAATCTTGGAGATATTAATAACAATGGCGATAAGGTTTTTGATATAAATGGTATAAACGATATAACATTAAATGATTGGAGTAAGTTGTCCGCTTACAGCTCTTTGTTAAATGATAATATAAATACTATTAATTACGGTGTTGAAGGAGAAATGCCTCATGTATCAATGGATTCGGGTCAATCAGGTGTCTTATTGGATCGTGTGAATGATTTAATGGGAACGTCTTTTTCGCTTGATGATATTGAATCTATAATGTCTCTTGCCGTATCTGGGGCTAGTAAGAATAAGCACATTGAGGAAATAAGAGATAGGTTTGCCGGGGATAACAGGGCGATCGCTGTCGCTACCGCTATATATGATGAGGCTCATAAAGAGAGGAATGATTTATTAAGACATAAATGGAGTCGTGGGGATTTAGGTAGGATCGCTGATGACGCTAAACGTGCTGGCGAGGATTACCTGAGACAATATCGTCATGAGTATGCCGAGCGTGAGTATATCTTCTCCGGTGATTATCCGTCTAAAAGTCAAGAAGAGAAAGATTATATAAAGGTTAGTGACCTATTTACCCGTGGTGGCGGTTTTATTCCTAAGGATAAGGATAATGCCAATACGAAGATAACGTTTACCATATCCCCTATAGGTGATGGTAATTATCAGATCATTGGCAATAATGGAGGTGATGGTCGATCTGTTGTTGAGGTAAGCGAGGCTGATCTGGCTGCGAATGGACTTACTTTCTACAAAGAGGATGTAAGCATCCCGTCCGAGACCTATGATTCCGGTGTCGTACCCATATCTTTCGCCAGCTCAAGCAACAACGCTTATGGGAAGATGGCTAAGTCATTGTTGGTAGCTCCATTCGCTTACGCTAGCGGGGCCAAGGACACGGTAATGCCTTATATAGATATGTTTACGAATATAAATGACGGGAATATCAGGAAGAATCAGATGATGATCGCTACTGACGTGTTGTTCGATAACGCTTCTATGTACGAGTTAAGGGCTTCCGGATATAAGTATAATAATGGTTCTTCTGGGATAAATGTTGATATATATAGCAAAGGAGGGGCTAGAGAGGGTAATACCCCGTTGTATTCAATTGATCTGGATGGCGTTAACTATGCTGATGAGGTAGCAAGGAAGATCGACTTCTGCCCGCAGTATTATTTGGTCATGGCATGGCAACAGATACTTAGCAAGGAGAATGAGGTGTATTGGAGGAGCGAGGGAAGATCTACTACTGATGATTTCGAGAGCTTCATCTCGCCCATAGCTGATATGATTGATCAGGAGATAAGAAACAGGAATAACGGAAATAGTGGAAATAATGGAAACAATGGAAATCTATAATAATACCTCTAACGGAAAGGATCTTGCCGAGAAGTACAGATATCCTACCATAAACGTAGATAATATAAAGGCTATTGGTACGGATCCCTATGATATACCGGATCGTGACCTGCCTCCGGTATTGGATCCGTATTCCGCTTCCGAGAGATCAAAGTCCCAGATACCATCATTGTCGGAGAGGATCAAGAATACTGTTAAGACAAATTATTATGATGATATGAAACATATGTCCCCATTAGGATATATGGCTTCTGATCAAAGCTATAAGGGCAGGTTTAATCTTACTGGTCCGGAGATATCGTTGGAGGATTCAAGGTATCGACTTAGTAGCGGTACTTGGATACCTAAATACGAGTCTTATATCCCCGGTGTAGATAACGACACACGTTTATCTAGGAGTCAAGGTAGGACTGAGAAATGGATGAGAGGTTTGGGGAAATTTGTAGGTAAGACTGCCCTATACGGATTAGGCGGCGTTATCCAGCCTTTTTATGGTATTTACGCCGGTGTATCCAGAGGTAATTTTAACGCTGTTTTTGATAACGATTTCACGAGATGGTTGGATGATCAGGACAAGAAGATGGATTACGGTCTTGCTCATTATTACAATCGAGAGGAGCGGGACATGAACTTCCTTCAAAGTATGACCACGGCTAATTTCTGGTCTAACGATTTCTTATCCGGTCTTGCTTTTACCGCTGGAGCCATGTTATCGTCAGCCGTATATTCCGGCGCTGGATTGATGAACTTAGCTCGTACGGGAGCTAGGGCAGGCGTGGCATTGGCTAGGATAGGCAAGGCGGCTTCGGATACCAAGAAAGCGTTCGGCGTCTACCTTAGGGCCGCCCGTACGGGACGGAGGATAGGCAAGGGACTGGACACCCTCGCTTTCCTTGGCACATCTACCTCGTGGGAGGCGTCTGTCGAGGCCAGAAGCATGCTGATGGAGGCTGAGGAGAATTTCAGGCAGTCTTACCGTAACGCTTATGGAAGGGAAGTCCCATATGAGGAGCTTATGAAGTTCAGGGCTGATAATGCCAATGCCGCTAATGCTGTATTCGCCGCCAACGTCGGCATATTGTCATTATCCAATATAGCTATGTTCGGCGATATGTTCGGCATGGATCTTGGCGTGGATAAGTTTATAAAACGCAATATATTTGGCGTAGGGGCTGAGAGGATGGATAACGGTATGTTAAGAACCATAACGCCAAAGAAATGGCAGAAAATAGCCGGGAATACGTTCAATATTATCAAGCGCCCAGTGTCAGAAGGTCTGTATGAGGAAGGTCTTCAGGGAGTGGCTAGCAAGTCCGCCGAGGATTGGGTAGAATCAAGATACAATCCTATGGCTATCCGGCAGAATATAGGCTATATGGAGGCTATAAAGAACGGGTTCAAGGAGACGTACGGGTCTAGCCAAGGATGGAAGGAGATCGGTATCGGTATGATTATCGGATCGGTTATGGGTGGAAAGACCTTTGGAGGTATAAAGGAATGGAGCCAAGACATGTCCCGGAACAAGGGGATGGTGGAGGCCTACAACGCCAATGCCGGCGCCTTGACCACCGCCGCTGTCCGTGCTATTCGTGGCAGTATGGCTCTTAACGCTCAATTATCTGGCGTAGACACATCGTACGAGAGTGATGGTAGGATCATAAATAAGGATTTTAGTGACGCCGTATTCAATCGTCTCCGTTATGATTCGGAGATGGGGATGTTGGATGATACCAAGGAGAATTTCAGGACGGTAGTCGAATCTATACCTAATAGCGATATAGCGTCCGATATGAATATGACGGATGAGCAGGTTAATGAGTATAAAGCCGATCTTGTCAACGAGTTTAATAAGAAGGTGGATAATTTTACCATGGCCAATAGGTTCGCCGACTCCCTTACCGATGGTATATCCAATAGGTCGTTTAACGCCTATATCTCCAATATGGCTTATAATGGCCTTGAGGCGAAGGATAATTTGAACGATATTGCCAATCAGTTAAGAAGGATATACAATACGGATATAGGCCCCGCTCTTGATATATATTCTCGTCTTAATCCTGATTCGAGCAGGGATCTTGAGAAACTCAGGAAGCTTACAGATGATATACAGAGGATGGAGAAGAATGTTTTGAAGCTTCAGCAGAGTGTCACATCTAAGGAAGCTCTTGAGTCTGATAAGATCAAGTTAGCCAAGGAGAATGATAGACTTCTTAAATTGACGGAGGATAGGATTGCTTTGGAGAGGAGATTAGCTACGTTAGTTAACTCAGAGACAGATATATCTAAGCTGTTATTAAACAGGGATGAATCAAGGATCAGCGCCGCCGATCTTATGGCAGCTTATGAGACTATAGTCGATTTTGAGAATGCCGTATCTATCCGTGGGGTTGATAATCATAAGGAGGCTATGGCGTTGCTTAGCGAGTATCGTCATAATCTTGTGGCTTATAAGAATATAAACGAGTCACTTCGTCGTATGCGTGACAGAAGATTCATCCGGGCGCAGGAGCGCGGGTTCATGAAGATATTATCGAACGCATGGGGGAAGACTTATGAGGAGGATGACAGCAAGTATGATTTCAGGAATACCGATGATCCTGATGTTAATTCCCTTTATGCCAATGATCAGGCCATAGATAAGGCTTATCAAGATGGTCTTATAGGAGAGGACGAGGCATTTATGTTCAAGACCTATAATCATATGATCGCCAGATCTATGGAGAATGACATCAAGGCTGATGAGGGAGGTATCGTTGAGAATGTACCTGATAATGAGGATATCATAAATCCTTCTGATGATAGAATCAATAATATAGCTATAAAGATATGGAACGGTAATGAGGATATCTTATCTCCTAGGGAGAGACAGATATATGATAATAACAAGCCTCGTGTCGATAGTCTAGTTAACGGGTTTGGGGATAATCCTATTTCAAGGATCAATAAGGCTAGATCGATAATAGATAGATTGAAGATCCATGATAATATTTATGATAATATCAAGGACGCTGTTGATGATATTGTAGATATGAATATCAATGGTCTTGATCAGGATCAGATCAAAGAAGCTATAAAGACTTATAATGATCTTATGAATGAGGCTGACAATGGCAATGAGATTGATCAGGATAAGCTTAATGAGGCTATTGATATTATCAATAACTATTCTGATGATCCTCTTCTTCAATTCGTGGAATGGATGAGGTTGTATGATAATGGAAGTATAGCTGTCAAGGATTACGATAAATCCATACCTATGGGTGATGTCCTCACAGAGAGCGAACCCGGGACATCCACCGGCAGGACGGAAGTTAACGCCGCCCAGAACCCGGTGGTGTTGATGGCCCAGAAGAGAGAGATCGGTGGGGTCATGTATTATGAGGTTGGCGGAATGAGACTTGACAGGTTTATGGACGGTCTTGGGCTTAAAAGATCTGATGCCACTGATACTGATAATGGAAGGGTGATGGATTTCACCAACGGAACCGACATATTTACTGTTATAGAGTCAGATAACCACTCAAGATGGATGATTAGCGAGGATGACGCTCAGGCTTTCGAGAACGCTACTGGTGTCATATTGGGGCGGCAGACCGCCTTATCGACCTCCAACTGGTTCATGGTGTATCGCAAGGGGCAGGATGGGTCTATTGTCCCTTATTATACGGGTGATACGTTTGGGTCTAATAACGAGTCGGTGAATCAGGAAGCAGCGGCTAGCCTTCGCAAAGGTGATATGGTAAGGTTTAAGATGGATATGTCAGATCCATACACCAAGGGACTGTATGATAAATACAATAGACTTAACGTCGTTGATCCTAATTCTGATGAGACTAAGTCGGCTTACAGAGAGCTGGTTGATAATATGGTTATTAAGATCGTGGATAGCGATGGCAATTTCGTCTCGGTACTGAAAGCCAATGACCCGGACTCAAAAGGAAGTAACGCTGATTTAAGGAGTATGGCCTTTGAGTTGTATAGGGATAATGTGGGATCTGTCGCTGGCGAGATTGATATACCGTTCGTAGGCGCAGTCACCAGTGTTTTGCCGGGAAGACCGAACTTCAGTGTAAGTGATGATAATGGCACGTTGATGGTATCCGAGAATGACTTTACCAACGAGACGGTTGGTAAAGTCGAGAGCGTAGGATATATAGAGAATGGGGAGGTTACGATGAGGGATGATATTAAGTATAATATATTCCCGTTCTGTACGGCTATCGTCAGGGACAAATATGGTGACTATAAAGATTCACGTATCCCGGTCGTGGCTATAAAAACAGGGAACGGAAGAAATTATTTATATCCCGTAAGGTTGAAAAATCAGGATATATCGTCATTCTCTTCCATGATCGGATCAATGGCTGACAGAATTATAGAGGGTCTAGGTGGTGGAGTAAGTATTGATGATATAATGGATCTTAACAACGCTATAGCCAGATCCGGGCTGGATAACAAGACATATATGATTCCGTTGGCGGGAGACGTGGATGTTATCAAGGGACGGTTAGAGGCTGTCAAGGAAGCCGCTAGCAAGATGCCTATGACCGCTGACGTAAGAGGATGGATAGGCGATTCTAGGACCAAGGAGGATATTTTGATTAATGACGTTACGATCAACATTGATCTTAATAACGATCCTTTCATAGCCCCTAAGTTCAGGATGAGTATTAGGAGGGATGAGACGTTCTTCGAGGATACGGAGACCCCGTTCGTCAACCCGTCCGGTTCCCAATCGGAGTTCGCCTCGCCTACGAAAGCAGCCGAGGATAAGTCTTTGGTTTCCGACGGGAATGTCGTATCCGGAGAAAATGAAGCGGAAAATCCTTGCTAAATAAATTATCTTGATTTATCTTTGCGGTGTCAGTCCATCACCTGACGAGTAAGATATTTAAAAGTTGGTCCCTGTCGGGTGTGTGATGGCCCCGGTGGGGACTCTTTGTACCATGCAATTAGATTCTTTTTTACACCGGAAAATTATGCAAGACCTACGCATCCAGCGAGCGAAGGTCTTGATGATGTTATACACCAGTCATTATTTTGTCAATAACAGACAAAAGCAGTTGCTTGACCATTCATACGCTTTAAGCAGGGATCAGGCTTTCGATTATATGACGGAGTTCAATGAAAGACTTAGTGATAAGATAGGTATAGAATGTACGATGGATATTCTTCTACCTACCGATGATGATAATGCTAATATCATAATCGAGCACAATGGTATTATCAAGAAGTTGATGAAGGAAGCCGAGAAGCTGGAACTTGACACTGACGCTATTAAGGATATGATGCGCGATCTACTTAATGAGTTGAAAGATGATGTTGATCTTAATATCTTGATATTTGACGTAACCCAGTTACTTATAAAATACAATCTATTTAGGTTGGATGCCATAACCGAGCAGGAGTTCAAGAACTCTTTCGTCAGGATGGATAGTAGGAATATGGAGATAAAGAAACTAACCCTATCTGATATCAAGAAGGTGGTGATGATGATGGAGGATGGGTATGATTACGCTTTATATATGAAAGAGGAATGCGATTGTTGATTACAATTTTTGTAAAAATATCTCCTGTTTGTTTGTGGTTTCAAAATAAGGTTCTATATTTGCGGTGTCTATCCGTTGCTAGACCAGAAGAAGATATTAATATCGCTTAGGCGTAGGCGATAGATGAGGGTCATCAGTGGGGTAACGGACGCTGGTGGCTCTCGTTGTTTTATATTATGAACAAAGATCATATTTTGGGGTTGTATGATGATTTAAGTCATTTTTGCCAAACAGGGAAATTGAAACAAGCTGATTATTCAGGTTATTCTAGAGAGTTAGAGATTATTGTTAAAAAATTTTCGAGCGATTGTGATCGTTCAAAAAACGACAATGTGTTTATTGTTAAGGATTGCAGAATAACTTTGAATGATAGCGATTACAGCAATTTCCTTTATATGGCGCTAATAACGTTATTCGGTAGAAGTGATTTTGATCTTGATTATGCCTTGAAGTTATATAATTATTTTATACTTGCAGCCATAGAACGACAAGATGAACTACATGATGCGGGTTATGATGAGTATATAATTGATAGAATGTGTTTAGATCATGTTTTTAATGGTGTTGTATATAATATCATTATATCAAATACAAACAAGGATGTTGATGATATTCATTTGACTATATCTAATGATCTGAAAGTAAATAACGCTATACCTATGTTGATGTCCAAGATAAGACCATATTCGACAGAATATGATTTTTATGGTTTGTATGATTCTATAATAGGATATACTTATTTTCTAAAAAATAAAAAGAACTATGGACTAAGAAATAGTGGACTGTTGCGTACCTATATAGGAGTAGATATTAGTAATGGTCTTGTAAAAATTGGTAAGTCTAAGGATTTATACACTAGGGAGAGTTGTTTAAGGGTGAGTAATATCCATTTTTATATGATTGCATATGTAGATATGGATATAGAGCGTGAGCTGCATATTAAATATAGTGTATATAATGTTGATAGAGAGTGGTTTCATTTGAATAAAAAGCAGGTTAAGGAAATTATAAGCAAATATAATTTTAGAATTATAGAATCAAATGCTAAATATATTGACAATATATATGATATTTGATGAATAATGAAATTCATTTTTGTTATTTAGGATTGAGTTTTTGCCTGTCCGTGAGGATCGGCAAAATGATTTGTACTTTTTCAGAGTAAACATAAGGTTTGTTATTATTGTTATTTGGCTCCCGTCCGCTCGTGAGAGTAGGCGGGATTTTCATATCTTTGTGGCAAAACGATTTAGCTATGGGTAGATCTTGTTATGTTATAAAAAATAAGGAGGGTGGGGTAGATAATGTCCTTGCCCCGAACGACCAACCATCCGGATTATACCAAAGGGCGATGGAGGTGCTTGGCGACCAGAAGCAGGCCTTATCGGTCTGGGGTACGGCCTACTCCCCCGACTTCGTGTCTTTCTTTGGCGATTGGATGTCCATGCCATCAGAATACGACTTAGATAGCAATGGGGAGCCTAGGTATGATGATGTTATGTCATTTATCAAGCGGAAGAACTATTTCGCTGGCAATTTCATGGCCGATGAGGTTAAGGATATCAATAACACCCTTACTTCCTTGGGAGTCGATAATATCAACGATCTTAATGATATGATCATATCCAATTTCCTCTCCGGTGGTGATATATTTCTCAATAGGTACAATCTTGAGCGATCCGGGATGTATGACGCCGATGAGATTGATAATATCATGGCCAACCGATCGGCGTATGAGCGGGTAAGGGATATGATGAGGAGGATTGTCGATTTTATGTCTGACGGGGATCTTAATGAGAAGGATATGTATTTCCTATCCTCCGAGTCAGGCCTTGGTGATGATTATATGATATATGAGGATACATATGACTCGTTAGGAAAGAGAAGGGGCTTGAATCCAATAGAGGTAAGGGATACGATCATGAGGGCGGTAGGCGGTATCAGCGACCGCCGGGAGTTCGATCAGGCTTTCGCCTCCATCCCATACCCTTCCTTGGCACTCCGGTATCAGGAGGATCAGGATTACGCAGATCGGATGTATGACACGTATCGTAATATGACCCGTATGGAGGTTCGGAGTCAGAACGGAAATACGATTACCGACTCGTACTTCAATAGTACCACACCGTATATCAGTATGCCTAAGGACATGAAAGGTTTAAGGGATAAGGTTGGTGAGATAATCGATATGGACGATTTTAAGGACATCAAGGACGTTTCCGGACGTCTGTATGACATAGCTATGGATCTTGCCGACATGGGCGTGGATATAAGCGAGGCGATCAGCGATGAGATGGTTATATCCAGACCGGAGGATATCCGTGATCTTATGGCGTCGCTGGATGTCATGTTATCTTCCATACAGGCAGGCAATTCGGTATACGATAGCTTTATCTCCGATCTTGATAGGATAACAGGAAAAGGGAACCCGATATACGAGGTTAAGGATACTTATTCTACTGGGGATAGGATGGTGTATGTAAGGTCCGGGAATACATCCCCTTCCGATATGTATGATAGGAGCATGTTGTATATGGGTAGGAATACGTACCATAACACAGCCCCGATAACCGACACCGATCAGGCCTATGAGATGTTGACCGATATCGGGATAGAGCGGGCCTCGTACTTGCCGGCTGGCGTGGTTCCTGCCGGGGCTTCTCGATCCGATATTGACGTGATCAAGGATAACATAAAGAAGCTAGTTATGTCCAACATCTCATCCTCGAATACCGAGAACATGATCCTTACCAGATTAATATACCAACATCCCGTGACTCCTGAGATGGATGATGTCGATATTGATCGAGAGTTCAGGAGATACGAGGCTAGGCAGGGAAAGGATCGGGATTTTATCAAATCCTGTACCTCGTTGAGGAAGATCCAGATCAAGGAAAGGTTAAAAAAATCGGATTTATATAATAATGTCTTACGTTTCCTTGATTTTAATGGATTTTATAATGTATCTTTGAACCACCATGACAGAGGTACGTTAAAAAGCATGGAGATGTCGTTGCCGGAAGGTCAGGTAAGGGATCTTCTGTTTGACGTGGCTATCGAGTCCGGTGACAGTAGCATGAGAAACCTTTTCTATCTGGATGGTCAGGATAGGATGATGGATGTCGGGTTTTACAGGTATCTGTACCAAAGGAATCCGGGCCTGCTCCGGGAGGTCAACGGCGGCGTCGAGGCGAGACCGGACGGTTCGTTCTTGGCTCGTGGGAGGTATGATGATTTCGTGTCATTCCAATCCGGTTTATATGAGAAGGTAGGTGAGACGGTTGATGGTGCGATATACAGGTTCGTTGATGATCTTATATACTCCGATCCATCATCATATCAAGAAAACATGGTACGAAGGATGGGTGATGTTACGGTAAGGAGTGACGATAACCGCCTGTCAAGGATAGAGGATGATCCCTCATCCAGTAAGATAGTTAATGAATATACCGCTAATACAAATAAGTTGATGCGAGAGGTGACTTGCCAGACTTAGTTGACATTTTTTTGACGCTTCAAGGTCCCGGCCATCGCCGGTGACTCCACGTCCCCTACCCGGTTCACCACCGGTGACGTATCTTATTGGGTTAGAAGATTCTGCTTTTCTAACCCAAACTTTTTGATGTTATTTGCCGCAAGTAAATCACGATCATTGACGGCACCACATTCGGGACAAGTCCAAACACGATCCGATAACTTAAGATCCCGATGTATGTACCCACATCCGCACATCTTAGAGCTAGGTTCAAATCTTCCTATCCGAATCAAATTCACGCCCTTCCAATCCGACTTATAGCTTAATATTCTAAAGAACTCGCTCCATGAGCATGAAGCTATGCTATTAGCCAGCTTATGGTTCTTCATCATCCCCTCCACGTTAAGATCCTCAATAACCACGGTTTGGTTCTCGCCTAGGATATTGTTGACAACATGGTGCAGGAAGTTATGTCTTTGATTCGATATATGCTCGTATGCCTTAGCTACGGCTAATGGAAATGGCTTTGGCAATGGCAATGAATGTTGCGCTAACGGTCTTCCGGCTCAATTGAACAACGACTATGGCCGTGAGTTACTGATGCAGGCTATCCAAGGCAACAGAAGCGCTATTGATCAGATCTCTAACGCCCTTAACTGTTCTACCTCTCAATTACAAAACGCTTTTGAATATAGCCAGAGTTGGTTATGTTGTTGTTCTTTTTAATAAATGGATCTGTAATTCTAACGCCAAGGTTGTTGACTATTTTTCTTCCAAGAGAAATAACTCTTCCAAAGGAAGACACCATATAAAGTCCCTCAAATCCGACTACGTCTCTCCATTCCTCTCCCTCAAAGGAGATGTTCTTAATAAATTCTTCGTTCGTCATTTTCTCTAATTTTTAAAATGTGGACTAAGTTTTTAAAGAGAATGGGAAGGGAGAACTTAGAGAAACCCTTATCAGCAAAGACGCGACCTCTGCCTATCCCAGACGCGAATGTAGTTATTTAAGATTATAAACACAGTAAAAAATATTTAAAAATGGCTTGTGTTTCTAAAATAGGGTCTCTTTATGAGTTGGTCACGAAGAACGTGGTGGTGACTACTACCAACACCATCTTCGGCATCAACCCAAGGGTATGGCTGTCCTTGCCATGCGAGGGCCTTCTGCTGTTGAAAATCCGGCAGGTGGTTCCAACGACAGGCGAGGCGTTGCCAGTGCAGATAGCTGTCCCGGCGAACAGTACCGTATCCACGGTCGGGGATGACACGTGTTGCCCGGTAACCGGCGTAGCTGTGGTGAACCCGATCAATGTGGCTGTGACCGGAGCGGCTATGGTTAACAACACCGAACGCCTTGTTTATTTCAACAAGGTAAGGGGTGTATTGAGGCTCATGGATTGCTGTGTGCCTACAACCGCTGCGTCAGCGTCGGAAACGGGTGTTGACGAGTAATAGGTTAGATTGGATGTCTAATGGGAGGGTATTCCCCTCCCGCTTAAAAATCGAGATATGTTTAGAGACTTAAAGAAAGGATTTCAAGTATATACGTTGGATACGTCCGATGTTCCGGTGTTCAGGATGGGGAATGTGGTTAACGTGTCCGAGCCTAGGTTTCAGCAACCCCAGATGGGTCAGATGGGGCAATATCAGCAACTACAGGATAGGGTGATAGACCTTACCGTGGAGATAAACGGATCCTCCATGACCTACGTCGTCCCGGAGGGTAGGGATGTCGCTATGTCCAATAATATAACTTTGGCCTGCTCGGTCGATCCGATCATGAACCAGCTTAATGCCGCTAAGAGAACTAGCTCCGATATTATCGATAGTATCGATAAGCATAGGAGGACGGTGGAGGCTTGTGATTCGATCCTTGAGGAAATCAATCCGGCTTTTAAGCAGACTAAGGATCAAGACCGGAAGATCAAGAATCTTGAGGAGAAAGTCGATAGGATGGGATCCTCTTTCGATGAGCTAAAAGAGTTGTTAATTAAAAAATTAGGTTAAGATGAGAGTTATAGATTTAGGCAATGGCCAAGAGGAATATGATGATGAGATCTATGATCGCAGAGGCGGTAGAGGACGCTCCCGTCGTTCTGACGGCACGTACATGGGTTATGATGGCGGGGTATATGACCATTATGGCAAGGATCGTGACGGGATGATGGAGGAGCTGGAGCGTCGTGAGCGTAGTCTTGAGAGACGTGAGAGGGAGCTGGAACGTAACGAGCGGGAGCTTGAGAGACGTCAAAAGCACCATGAGCGGGAGGACGAGATGTATCGTAAGGGCTGGTTCGGCGAGCGTGAGATCCGTGACGAGTATGATAGCATGGATCCTTACATGCGTAGAGGTCGTAGAAGTCGTTACTACTGAGGAGCAGACGCTGACGACCCGGATTATAAGCGGTACATAGACACCCATGGATATCACTTTTCCAAGGAGTTGGCTAGGGAAGCCGCCGACAAGATGCTTAACGCCGACGGGTCCAAGAGAAGATGGACGATGGAGGACGCTAAGCAGATGTTCGATAAATGCGGGGCCAAGAAACCTGATAACGCTACGTGGGGAGATGTCCAATATCTGTTCGCTATGTTCTATAGCGACTACTTTCCTAAGGTATTGGACTGCGACCAGAAAATAGTCAAGGCTGTATTGGCTTATCTGGAAGACCCTGACGCTCCGGAAGGGACGGCGTTCGTAAGGTATCTGGCGGTGCGGTGCTTCGTCGGTGACACAATCAAATGGAGTGAGATGATATGATTTGATACAACGTTGGAAGAACCCTGTCGGCGATAGAATACCGATGGGGTTTCTTTTTGCCCGTAACTTTATTATGATTACATTTGTTCGAGGTAGATCTTTTGTTCATAGGCAGGGCGGGCGGGAATGAAAAAAGGATATCCTCACGGACACCCTTTCCCCTTGGTTGAAAATTACCTAAAACCTTATGAATTACTATTCTTTCGCAAATATAATTATTAAATAGCAAACAGCAATGGGTAAGGGGTATTACTGGATAGAACCTGTGGATCGGACGTTAAATGATTTTCAGTTTTATAAGGCACGTATCGTGGGTGATCCTGAATATGACGAGAAGCATCATCGTGTTATATTAAGGATGGATAAGTACTTCCCTGTAGGGAGTATCTTCCATGTCTTGAAAGACTCGGAGATGTTCGTTATAGAGAGGAAATTCAAGACATGGGGGAATAAGTATGTCATTAAGCCTTGCGAGGGTGAATGGGAATGGGGGTCTGTCCAGAAGCTGAGAGACAAGACTATTATATTCCGTAGCGGATTCCTGCATGGGGACGGTAGCTTCTAACACTACCCGTATCTCCCCCCCCCTATATTTCTTGGTGTGTATGTATGTATATAGCTATATTTGAGCAAAAATAATTATGATATGGAAGATTTTCAAGGTAAATATAATGGCAAGCAGATAGAGCAGCTTTTGGATAAGGCTAATGATATTGATCTTTCCAAATACGCTCTTAAGACGGATAACGCCCCTACCGCCACAAAATTACAGGCAGCTAGGACCATAGCGCTGTCCGGTGCCGTGACCGGTAGCGTATCCTCCGACTTCGGGAGTAATATTACTATCTCCACGACATTGGCGAACTTTGACGCCTCTAAGATCACGTCCGGTACTATCGATATAGATAGGTTGCCTAAGGCGGCCTTAGAGAGAATGGTCGTGGTGGCTGACGATACGGCAAGGTTTAAGCTTACTACAGCCACGGCTCAGGTTGGGGACACGGTTAAGGTGACGGCCACGAATAAGATGTATCTGGTCAAGGATGATAGTAAGTTGAATACTGAGGCCGGTTACGAGCCTTATACGGCAAGTTCGGCGTCATCTGTGCCATGGTCTGGAGTGACCGGCAAACCTAGCACCTTCGCTCCACCTACGGCGGCGGCCTCCACCTTAGGTGGCGTAAAGGTAGGATACACGACTTCTGGCAAGAACTATAAGTTACAGGTTGACGCTTCTGGTAACGCTTTTGTTAATGTCCCATGGACAGATAATAATACGACCTATAATCAGGCCACGGCTGATACTTTAGGATTGGTTAAGATCGGTTATTCCTCTAGTGGGAAGAACTACGCCGTATCCTTGGACTCTAATGGGAAGATGTATGTGAATGTCCCTTGGACTGATAATAACACGACTTATGCTCAAGCCACGAGCGATAATCTAGGTCTTGTTAAGATTGGATACTCTGCCAATGGCAAGAACTATCCCGTTGCTCTTGACGGTAGCGGAAAGATGTATGTCAATGTGCCTTGGACAGACACTAATACGACGTATGGTGTTGTAGGAGCTAATGGGTCTACAGGTCTGGTAAAGAACGGGAGTACGGTAACCAGCGCTTCTGGCTATACCGCCTGTCCTATTGTCGGTGGTGTCCCTTATTATAAAGACACTAATACCACTTACGCCAATATGAAGGCAGCTACGGCTTCAGCGGCTGGTGCTGCGGGATTGGTTCCGGCCCCCGCTGCGGGCAAACAGACATCCTTCCTTCGTGGCGATGGTACATGGGTCGTACCTACCAATACCACATACGGATTGGCCTCTACTACAGCTAACGGCTTGTTGAGACAGCTTAATGGTCGTACATCCAGTTTCATGCGTGGAGATGGCATTTGGGCTACACCTCCTAACACGACATACGCCGTAGCCAACGAATCCACTAATGGATTGATGGCGGCCGCCGATAAGAAGACCGTGAACAGGCTTATAGGAGTTAATACGGTCACGACATTAGCCAACCTGCCTATCACCAAGAGAAGTATCACGGCCACGCTATCAGCGGCTACCACCCTATCCGTGGCGTCAGGTATGCAGATAGGAGAGGAGCTGATGATCAGGTGTGTCCCCTCAGCGGCTTTCACCCAAGCGATACCTAATTCCGGGGATTATGTCAGCATGAGCGGAACTTCTATAACCACTACGGCTAACAAGCCTTTCGAGATAAATATCTGGTGTTACGCTTCAGGCAAGTATAGCATCGCCGTTAAAGAACAAGATTAATAAGCTATGAGTTTTACATATATAAACAGGGAGATATATCCCAAGATGTTGGTTCAAGATGAGCCTCTTGACGATAATTACGCCAAGGGCTATAGTTATGATGATTACTCCAAAGGTGTTCCCGCCCCATGGATAGAGCTTGGGGAGGAGCAACTGGCGTTCAAGGAGGCTAATCCTAAAGCTACTGTCAAGGAGATTATCGAGGCTAAGCTGGATGAGTCAAGGCTTCTTAATGAGGAGAAATCAGTTAAATACGAGGAGATAAGAACTTATGAGACCGGAAATCTATATGAGTTCTTCTTGGATGATCAGAATATCTATATTCCTGAACATGATAGACGTAACGCCTTGTCTGATGGGGCTATAGCTGGCAAGATAACGATCATGGGTCTGGAATTCGATATAACGGAAGGCAAGATCTTGATCGGGATGATGGATAAGTATGATAATGATCTTATGTCGGCGTTAGGGGACAAGCAAAAGCAGATCAATCTAGCCACTACCGTAGAGCAGGTAAGGGCTATTGATGTCCAATCCGGATATCCAGACAAGATAAGTGTCACCACAGCATATGTCCAGCAACAGGCGAAGGAGAAGGACGCCTCTGATCCTCAGAAGGTGGCTGTAAAATTTTCTAGAATGGTGGTTAATAATAAAGACTTATCCTTATCCTCTAACGATAAATTGGATGTTAAGGTCCTATTCCCCATATGGGGACAAGAAGGGGCGGAGTTCGGGCTATCCGTGGATACCGGATTTTGTCTTAGGGTAGTTAAGGAGGATACGGATATCCTTTACGAGGTTATCCAGCCTCATACGTTATCGTCAGAATGGGAGCCTGGACTCAGTACGGCCTCCTTATATAAGGTTGTTGACAAGGAGCATGCCGGGACTATAGGTGATCCTATCCCTTATTTCCCTCCTATGGAGATATTTAAGGATAAATATTACATTCAGAACGCTGACGTGTATAAATGCACAAGGGATAGTGGAACTCCTCTTAGTCATAATTTAAAGGACTTAGTAGGGTTGTATGTTGAGGTTGTACAGGGCTAGTCGTATCTACCCCCCCCCTATATTTGGCTTGTGATATGATACAAGTTATTTTTGGCATAATAAAATGACATTTATAAATAAATAGATTATGGCTTCACAAAAATTTGGTTTCGTAACCGTCAACCCGGTATCAGGATCAGGAGATCAGGCGGTTAATTTCTCCGGTGAGAAACACACCGGTCGTCTTCAACGCACTATCAACCTTACGGTCACCACGAGCGGCGGGGCTAAGAAGGCGTTGGTAGTTAATCAGGCAGCGGCTGCTGAGGTGGTAAGACCAGGCAGCCCTAACGCTTCCGTACAAAAGACAGGTGGTAATGTTACCATCACCGGTAAGTCTAACAGTACTAAGCTTACATTTTCGGTCACGCCGGCTAAGGAGAACGGGCTTACGTTACAGCTCCCGGCTGACTACACGGCGGCTGGAAAGACTACGGCTAACGGAGCGATTATCGCCGACGATCCCGGAGCCGCTGGCGAGTTCGTTTGGAGCATCACGATCTCGGACGTACCGGCCAACGTCACGATCGAGGAACTGACAGCTACATTGAAGGTAACTGCCGCTGGTGGCCAGACAGCCAACGTGACGGTAACGCAAGCCGCTGGAGACTCTACTATCGAGCTTGACAAGGAGACTATTAACTTGGATGTAAATGGTACTCAACAGACGGTTAACGTAACATCTAACGACAGCTGGACTTGGGCGCAAGCAGCGTCTAGGACCGTATTGAGAATGATGGGACGATAATCAGTTTCTTTTCGCTTACTCAGACCCCGATCGACTTAAGCCGGTTGGGGTTCTCTTGTTTTATTATCTTTGTGAGTAGAAGATAACTAAAGGATATAATTATGAGTGATTTGAATATTAATTGGAAGGACGGGGTAGGCGAGGTAACGGACCAGCCTCTGACCGTCAGCCCGGGGACCGGGACCGGTAACGCCGCCGTTTCTTTTGGCTCGGTAATGAACAAAGGTCTTGATCGTACCCTTGAGTTGGAGATAACAACCCCCAAAGGCGTTAAAAAGACGCTTGCGGTGAATCAGGAGGGATGTAGGCAAGCTTATATCACGAGCGACGGGAAACGGTGGCTGACTAGCGACAATCGGGTGTATGGGGTGTTGAAGAGTGACGCCCCGTGTTAGTGTAATGGTACTTGCCTTATCTCTTATATCCGCCCTGATGGAAGTATAACGTACACACCTTCCAGTGATTGTATAGGTGTTGTCCTTAACGCTCAAGGTAAGAGATTTATGATTGAGAAATATGAGCATCTTAATGAAAGCTACGTAACAGCTGGGTCCGGGAAGAACAGCACTTACGCTTTTTATTGGGGTGGATATGGTACGGATCAGACCGGCATTACAAATTATGACAAAGTAGATGGAAGTAATGGTTCCGGTTACCTAAAATCGGAGTCGGGTTCATGCAATGGTACTCCTAACCTTTCGGCAAATGTTATTGCCTGGACAAACGGGGCTTTATCTGATTGGAAGGGGAAAGCCAATTCCAATGTATTAAAAGGGGTGACTACCGGTGGTGGGTCTTATACTTCCTATGCGACAATTGGTCATGTGCTTAATACGTTCTTAGCTGGTGTTGACGCTAAAGGATATGATGATTGGTATATCCCATCATGTGGTCAGCTTTCATTGATATGTATGCACTTGACGAGTGTCAATAACGCATTATCGGCTATTGGTGGACAACAATTCAATACTCCCGCCCTCTATTGGTCTAGTTCAGAGTATAGCTCCAACTACGGATGGAGCGTGTACTTCGGCACTGGCGACGTGAGCGGCAGCGATAAGAGCTTACGCTATCGTGTGCGGTTCGTCCGGGACATTTTACCATAAAACGGTTTTGTTTTTACAAAATTTGTAATTACATTTGTGGCGCATGTCCATCACCATGCTTTCGTCGCTAATTTATTAGGTGATTATATACCAATTTACACCGATATAACTTGACGCTTCGTAGCCCCGGCCAACGCCGACGGCTCCACGTCCCCTACCCGGTTCACCACCGGTGAGATATCTTTGGTTTGGCCTATGAGATTAGTCTTCTCAAGGCCAAATCTTTTTATGTTCCTTGCCGCCAGCAGATCCTTGTCATTTACGGCGCCGCACTCAGGACAAACCCATGTACGATCCGACAACTTAAGATCTCGATGTACGTATCCGCATTCGCACAATTTCGAGCTGGGATCGAACCTTCCTATCCGAATCAAGTTTCGTCCGTACCAGTCCGACTTGTATTGCAACATCCTGAAGAACTCGCCCCATGAGACACTAGCGATACTATTAGCGAGGCGATGGTTTTTCATCATCCCCTCGATATTAAGATCCTCAATGACAATCGTTTGGTTCTCACGTATTATCTTGGAGGATACCTTGTGTAGGAAATCTTGGCGTTGGTTATGGATCCGTTCATGTAGGGATGCTACGGCTAATCTCGCCTTGTTACGTCTAGCGCTACCTACTTTCTTGCGAGCTAATCTTCTCTGCAATACCTTAAGTCTGGCGGTACTGTTCTCCAGATGTTTCGGGTTCTGGTACACATCCCCGTTTGATAGGACGGCGAAGTCCTTTATCCCTACATCGATCCCCACGGTCTTGTCGGGATTGATGACCGGTTTGGTGGGTAGGTCGGCGCCGTTATCGACAAGGATAGATACGAAATACTTGCCTGTTGGGGTCTTCGATACCGTTACCGTGCCTATCTTGCCGTTGAAAGTCTGATTGGCGTAGAACCTAACCCATCCGATCTTAGGTAGCTTGATTCGATTGAGTTCAAAATCCACGGCGCATCCTTGTACTTCTTTATAAGAATTACGGCTGCTCTTTTTGGACTTAAACTTTGGGAATCCGGCGTGTTCCCTGAAGAATTTAGTGAATGCCTGATCCATGTTCCTTATGGATTGCTGCAAGGCCGCAGACGAGACTTCCTTTAAGAAGGAGTAATTTGGGTCTGATTTAAGTCCGGGTAATAACTTGCAGAGATCGATGGCGGACATGCTTACCTTACTTTCCTGATACGCTTTTATCCGCCGTTCCAAAGCCCAGTTATAGACAAGACGACAGCAGCCGATCGACCTGTCAAAGAACTGTCGTTGAACCGCCGTGGGTCTTAATCTATATCTGTACGCTTTAATCATACAACAAAAGTATAAATTTAATAGGATATATACAAATTATTAAGTATATTTGTAGTGTAAAATAGTATATAATTACCTAATTTTAATAACGTGGAGAAGATCGATGTTTTCGATGTTCAGGTTCCTGATGGGAGACAAATCCGTTGTATGTCGTATGATAAGGTTACTTATTTTGATCTTGACGATACATGTAAGTTATGTTTCAGTTCATACGATTTACATGATGTGGCTGATACCAAGGTTATGAGTGAGTTCCTGCACCGTGATGGTGATCGTTATTGGGTTACGGTAGATGGCGTAAGGCAGTTGTATCGTAGGATTGAGTGCAAGATGTGTTTTGAGGTTATAGAAAAATTAAAAAAATTATGAGAGAGCAGGAATTTGATTTCGTGGTATATCCGTTGAAGTTGATTATCACGGTAGGATTGGATTACGAGACGTTATGTAACCGTTTCGAGAACATGGAGCCGGATCATAAGGGAGAATGGGGTGATAAGGATGATATGGATAAGGAAGCGTCTTTCGTGAATCTGGTAAGGGATAGGGACGATGATGGTAAATTCGCCATACTTTGGAATTTTTCAAGCGACGATGATATAATGATGAGAAATATATGTCATGAGTCGTTCCATATAGCCATGAGCGTGTGTCAGTTCTGTAATATGTCGCTTGGATTTAAGGTCGGGGAGGATGAACATGCGGCGTATATAGCCGGCTTCGCTGGTGATTGTGTTAGCGAGTTCATCAATAGCAAGAATACGGATTAAGTCGTAAATTATATAAGGAATATAAGAATATCAGCCTCCGCTTATTTGTGGGGGCTTTTTGTTTATCTTTGTCAAAAACATGAAGTTATGTCGAGTTGCGTAATTAAAAGGAATAAGGAAGGTAAGATAACCCGTGTCTTGACCCCTTCCGGCGAGGTATCCACCTTGTTCGATAAGATAGCGGGTATAGCCGCCGTAAGTGACCTTAATAAGGCCGCTGAGGCTTATATGACTATTTATAACGATAAGTTCAGGTCTAAGTTCGGAGACTGGACGAGATCCGTTCCAAGGAATAAGGAGGCGGCCAGATCCATAAGCGCCAGACTTAGCGCCAGCGAGTGGGGGCAACTTATGTCAGCCAAGGTCTTGTCCGCCATAAGCGATATGGATGCCCCGGCGTTGGCCAGAAGCCTTGGGAATAGCGACAATGTCGTGGCTTATCTTACCTCCGGAGAGGTAGGTGATGTCAATGATATGGCTGTGGTAGATACATCTACGGTACAGGAGGTGGATCTGGATTCCATAAACGAGGATAATATTGGCGATACGATACTGAAAGAGGCGTCATGGGATGATATAAGGGCTATCAGGGAGAATATAGATATTAAGGAGACAGCCCGTATGTTATGGAAGGCCGTGGAAAGCGCTTTTACCGGGCAACGACCTAATATCAGGGTGAAGGGTGGAAATGTAGATGGGGAGATCATATTTTCTGGCAATGTCTTGCCGTTAAATAATATTGAGAATTATACTCCTCCATCTTCAAGATTGGTATATGATTCCGGTGAGCCTCGCCTGTTCTTTAGATCGGATGACGGCAAGACACACGAATCTTACGCCAACGCCATAAAAGGATCGTCCGGTGGGCGGGTCGAGGCCGGGTTCTTGGCCGGCAGTGTCGAGGAGAGCGACGTCCCGTCCGGTACGGCTGACATCTCCTTTGGCTCTTCCTCCATAACCCTCAATAACAGTGAGTCATTTATCCCGGTCCTTGGTATTAGCTCAAACTCAGATATAAGTACTCGTGGAGGGTTTATTAATTACCTTATCAAGAAAGGTATGTTGAGTGGGGAACGTATAAGACTAGGGGATAGATATTATCTTACTGGAGCCGGCAATTCTGATGGTCTTAAGATCTATAACGCTATGAATGCCTTATCCAGCCTCAGGAATAGGTTTGGAAGTCAATCCTCTGAGATGAACGTATTGGGTTCTATAGGTTTTGATACGGAGGTAAGTAATGATCTTGATCTTATCACTACGTCCGGGGAGAAGGTTACGGTAAGCAGACCGGAGATCAAGGGTATGTTAAGGCAAGGTAAGTTCGAGGAGCTTAATAATAAGTATGATGGATTCATGGAGCTAGCCTTGTCGTTGATGATGGAGGATAACGCTTTGTACGGGAGTAACGTCCGTGGGGTTATCGAGAATGAGAAGGCGGAAGATCTCCAGAATAGGACTGATATCACCAACATCTTATCCACGTTAGGTATCCGTGTGATGGGTATGTCCGAATATATGGATAAGTATAAGATGCGTAATGGTGTCGAGCCTTCGGCTAGGGCCTTATCCGATATGGCTAATGGGGTTATTGCCTTGGCTGAGGGGGCTACGGTAGAGGATCTTAATGAGGAGGTGGCTCACTTCTTGATCGATACTTATCGTAATCAGCAGGAGATTGACGAGATACTTGATTCTGTCGAGGGAACTTCATTATGGAACCAATTCGCTGGTCGTTACTATGAGGTGTATGGGAAGGAATACCAAGGAGAGGAGTTGGATCGGATGGTGAAGCGGGAGATCCTAGGCAAAACGTTGGCCCAGCGGTTCGTTCCGGGCATGGAACAGGCGGTAGAGGATCTGACCTCGTCCGAGGACGCCCAGCTCTCCTTGTTTGGCAGGATGGTACGAGCTATACGTAATTTCTTCTCCAGCCAAAGATCGGACTTGAATAAGGTTCTTGATAGGATAAAGGAGTCGGCGTTAGCGGATGATCCAAGCGCTTTTGACGTGCTTCTGTTGAAAGATAATGGTCATCTCATGTACTCATTATCGGATGTTGACGTGGCCAATAAGTTGATCAAGAACGGTAGGTCATTGGAAAGGCTATACACTAGATTGCAGAGGATGAGGTCAAGCCAAAGCCAGAGGATCGGTGAGAGTATCTCCCTTCTTCGTGATATAGGCGAGAAGGTGAGACAAGTCGGGGGTGAGCTTAGTAAGAACAACAACCTGTTATCCACCAAGAGTGTCATAGCTACAGCCAAGGCCGAGGTAGAGTATTTGGTTACGGTCGCCAGTAGCCTACGTAAGAGCGGAAAAGGATTGGATTATGAGACGATACAGGTTATCGATAACGTATATGGGGAGATAGTTCCTCTGATCAGGAACCTTCGTGGATTCGTCAATAATCAGGCGGCTGATTATTATGGCAGCAATAAGGTTGGCATGGTAGAGGATATGGATGATATATTGCGGATGGCTGAGACATCTATGTCTGATATAAACGCCCTTCGAAGTGATCGTAATGAGGACTGGCTGGATGGACAGCTTCGGATGTTTAATATCCCGGAAAGATATTGGAATGGGATAAAGAAGTTGATAAATAACATCCATAAGGATATCAATGTCATGTCCCGATTCTTTGGCACACTGGAGCATAGTGGTAACGCTATCTTAGGCATGTTAGGGCAACGTCTTGCCAAGGCTTATAACGATGCTCATGTTGAGGGCGTGGCTAATATCAATAAGATGACCAAGATGATGAAAGAGCGTGGATGGGGGATAAAGGATAATGAGGATCTTATACAGAAGATAAATGGCAAGAACTCAGATTATCTTGACTCCTCACGTGATTTCGCTAAATACGATTTGCTATACAGGACCGAGCAGGCTAAGGCTATTATCGATATATATGATCTTAAGAATGTTACGGGTAAGACCGAGAAACAGCTTATCGATCTTCTTCTATCCGATAGAGGCCTTAAGGTGAAGACCCGTGACGACATAGTAGGATATGACGGGGATAAGCCTATTACGAAGGAGGTATATCATGTATTCAAACCTACCATCCAGAATTTTGATATTTCGGACATGACGTTCGAGGATCAGCAACGATATCTCGACGCGATAAATAGGTGGTTGGATGAGAACCGAGAGAAACCTATGGTGCAGGCTTATTACGATAAGATCGAGAAAGTTGATAAGAAGGTCGAGGAAAGACTGGGTCGTAGGGTATCGCAAGCCACGTCCGATTTCATGACCCGTATCCGCAGGAGCAGGTATGTGGCTATGGATAAGTTCGTGAGGAACGGGAAGGTCGATTGGAAGGCGTTTCAATCCGATCCTATAGCTTGGAGATCTTATCTGGATATTTTACGTGACAGGGCTATAGCCAAGAGCGAGTGGTATTCCGATGGGACACCAAAGGAAGAGGGATCCGAGGCGTTGATGATGTCCGAGGAGATCAAGGCATGGGACGAGGCGTGGGCCGAGGAGTTCGGGAATACCAACGAGGGTCGTAAGGCTTCCGCCGAGTTCAAGGAGATACTTCGTGGGATAGAGCGGTCCGAGGGCGGTAAGGCGGCGTTCGAGTTCCTGCTGGCTGGCGGTCATCTTGGTTTCTCTAAGGATATGTGGGGATCCGAGGAGGGTGATTATTACGAGAATCTGGTTGATAAGATCATGGAGCAATCTGTATCATCATCAAGGATAGAGAAGGTAGAGGAGGCGATGGCAACAATAAATGAGATCAACGATCAGTTAAGACCTTTGCTTATTCAGTACCGGGACAGTACCAGATATGGCGAGTATGATTTCGATCGTCTTCGTGGGTCATCGTCATTAAGGAAGATAAACGAGCTATACGACCGTCTGGCCGAGGCCAAGAGCGTTATTAACGCCGCCGCTTTCGCTGAGGATATTGAGATGGATATGCCTGATACGGTGGAGAGTGGAGTCACGGATTCCTACCGTAACGCTCTAAGGGACGCCATGGCGTACGACAAGGGCATGGATGAAATTAAATTCGCCAAGGAGCATATGTCCGCCCGCTCCCGGAGTCAGGTGGATAGGATGGCCGCCAAGCTGTCCCGGAAGAACCCGTCATGGACAACCGTGGAGGTGGCGTTCTTTAGAAAGAAATACGGTCCTGATTCCGGTGATAAGCTGGCTAATGATATAGCTATGGGTAAGGCTAACAGTATACTTATCGAGTACGCCAGAACTCGGCTATATCCTTATATGAGAAAATACTCTCCCAAGGGATATTCTGATTTCGTTAGGAAGATAAATAACGGTACGTATAAGGTATCCGAGTTCTTTGATGCCATGGAAAATGGTATATCAAAGGAAGAGAGCGTATCCCGTTTCGGGTTTGATATTAATATGATTGACTTATCGATCAATAACCAGTGGCTAGAAGAGGCCGATGCCGAGAGTTCTTTCCGTAATCCTAATTATAATCCCGATCTGGGTTATGGGTATCATACGCCTAGGTTCGATAAGTACAAGAACGAGGCTTTTTTCAAGAAATACGGTATTACCAACGAAGGGGAGGAAGCTACGATCAATAAGGATAAGTGGGAGATGAGGAAGGAGCTGCTTAACATAAGCCGTAAGGCTATGGAGGATTATGACGAGCGGTTCAGGAACATCTACCAGATACCACAAATATCCAAGGGCGGCGTGGAGAGGATGGTGCAGGCCGGGGTTGACCCGAAGGCGGCCATCGGCAACGCCGTGCGTGATATTGTTGGCGAGAGGGTGGATGACCCTATACATGGTCAGGGGCAAGACCTAGGAGAGCTTGATGAGAACGATAACAAATATCGCATGATCCCCAAGTACTATCTAAGTAAGCTAGAGAATGCCGATGACGTATCTCATGATTTTGCGTACTCCTATTCTATGCTATCCCTTCAGGCGGCATCTTATAAGTATAAGAGAGCTGCTTTGGATGATGTTATGGGATATAGGAATATGATGCTTGAGACACAATATGATGGGGGAAAGAATCCAGAAGCCACTCATGCCTACAGGATGTTTCAGGACTGGGTTAACGCCAGTATCTATGACGTTAGGATAAACAATAAGCGGACTGAATGGAATATAGGCAATTATAAGGTCGATCTTAATAAGCTGGCCCTTATGTTTACCAAATTTGTGTCCAAATCCAACTTAGGCTTCTCCCCGTTCGTGGCGGCTACCGGTGCCCTTACCGGGCAGGCCAACTTCCTTTTGGAAGGTATGGTAGGACAGTACATAAGCAAGGACTCCATGAAATACGCCTATGGGGAAGCCCAGAAGCAGTTGAGTACGTACGTGTCTGAGATCGGGGACATAAACCGTACCAACAAGCTATATGTCGTTGGAGAAGCTCTAGGCGTGTTTAATGTCCGCAACCGTGTACGATCCGCGGCGTATAACAAGATCTGGAGAACCTTATTCCGGGACCTGCCGTTTAAGATGATGGAGGTTCTTAACTCCCCGTTGGATCCGCAGGTCATTATCTCGGTCATGGATGATACCCGCCTATACGAGGGTCAGTTCTGGTCATACTCCAATTTCAAGGAGATGATGATGAAGGACAGGAATATGTCCGCTAACGAGGCTAAACGTGATTGGGAGCGTTTAAGGGATTATTCTATGTGGAACATGGTAGATGTTAAGGATGGAAAGATCGTGGCTAAGAACGAGGCTAACAAGGATATTATAGACCGATATATACCCACCTTGTCCAGTAGGGTCAGGAGCATGGTGCAGATCTGCGACGGCGCCTTGAACGAGCAGAACCGGGTGGGGGCTAGCCGGAACGCTATCCTTAATATGGTGCTGCCTCATCGTGGATGGTTTATATTGGCCGTGCAGCGGGCGTATAAGAAAGCCGGTTTTAATTTCCAGACCAACCAGTTCGAGGAAGGATATATGAGGACATTATGGAGACTGGCCGGGGATGTTTACAATACTATGTCCGAAGGAAGGATGGGAGAGATATATGATGTGATGAAGGAGGAGTATAATAAGCTTAATCCTTATGAACAGACTAATATTAAGAGATCTATTATTAATATGGCGGTATTCGCTACCATGATAGCCATAGGACGGGCGTTGATGGGATATAGGGAGGATAATGAGGATAGCTGGTTCGGGCAGTTCATTACCTATATAGGATTCAGGACGATCAATGAGATCGCTTCCCAGACATCCCCGTTCATGGAGCTTAACGCTATAGATATGTTACAAGACCCGCTGGTCACGGCCCGGAAGCTAGGTGATCTCACCGATCCTCGAAACTGGGATCCGTTCGCTACCGTCCAGACCGGCGTGTATAAGGGCGAGAGCAAGCTATGGAGGCAGCTCATGAAGTTCTCGTTTGGTAAGCAATGGTATAATATCAAGACGGCTAGGGATATTAAGCAGACATCCGACTACTGGTTGATGACCAACGGCATGACGATGGGATTCTTCTTAGGAGGCAGGGATAAGGATGAGTCCGGTGAGGACGCTAATTGGTACTTTGACAGGGGAAGATAGCCGATATAGTATGACAAAAAAAATAGCCAGTAGATTGCTTAAAACAATCATATTGGCTATTTTTGCATTCCCATCTATCCATCCCGGACGGATGGGAATAAACATTCTATTCATGAATGCAAATGTAGATCTTTTTCATGATTCCACGAAGAATAGTAGTGGAATTTTGACGTCCGAATCCAACGAAATGGATTTAAACATATTAATACCGGTAGTAGATAATAACAACCACAAGGTTGTAGACGCAAGATTCCTTCATGCGTTTCTTCAAGTAAGGAGGGATTTTACGTCATGGATAAAAGATCGTATATCTAAATATGATTTTATTGAAAATCAAGACTTTGTGTTGATAAAATATGATTATTTAGGTAACTTACTGAATGACAGACTCCCCGAAACGGGGGAGTCTGATACACAGATAGTTGCTAAAACGGATTATCTGCTATTAATAGATATGGCTAAAGAGCTATGCATGGTAGAAAATAATGATAAAGGAAAGATAGCCAGAAGGTATTTTATAGAGAAAGAAAAAGAACTGAGAGCCTTAAAAGAGTTAGAGGATAATCGAAAGCATTGTTTGCGCATCCCCGACTTTTCTGATCCGGCTAAAGCCGCAAGAGCATGGGCTGATGAGTATGAGGCCAAGGTGAAGGCCGAGAAGGAAGCTATGTTGGCACTAGAAGCCAAGAACAAGGTCGAGGAGGAAAAGAAGATTGTCCAAGCCGAATTAAATACGGCTATAGATACGATAAAGGAGAATGAACCGGTAATTGATATGTTTAAAAGGTCTATTCCAAGAGAAGGTGTCCTTATCCGTGAATCATCAAAATATTTTGAGCAATTTGGCTATTATATCGGGATTAAGAACATGTATCCGTTATTACAGGAATTAAAATATGTTTTTAGGAATGAGAGAGGTAGGATAGAGGCATATCAGTCCGCTCGTAATTCTGGATTAGTTACATATGGATCTGATCCTGGTGATGAATATTGGGAGGCTAAGGCCGTGACTGTTATGATAACATTAAAGGGATTTGTTAAACTGGAAGAATTGTCAAGAAAAAAAAGGAGCGTTTTTGAGAAATATGGTCGGTTCACGATATGATGCCCCTCACTGCGATTATTCTGATAAAGGCAAGGCTATTAGAGCGCTTACTGGCGATAATAGGTTCACTAAAGATATTGATTATAAAGTTTTTACCCAAAATGGTAAAAACCCTACTGAGGGAAGATCAACAATTGTATATACGATAACTGCATTTTGCGTGGAATGTTTGATAACAAGGAAAGAAAGATGAGTATAAATAAATAGTTATACCATTGATAATTAATGTAATCCAAAAATGGATTTACATAATAAGAGAAGGATAGGCGATTATCATCCTATCCTTCTTATTTTCGTTATCGGTTATTATATTTATACACAAAATCATCCACATCCATATACTCGCACCCGAAGTTTTCCGCCGTCTTCTTATCGGAGTCGGAGAACTGTCCTTCTTTTCCGGAAGCGTCCCCGATCATCAATATAGTATCCTTATAATAAATACTCCTCTATTTTCTTGGCCATGTCAATAAGCATTTCGCATTTAAGGTCGTTAAACTCCTTGCAAAACCTCATGTCTTCCTCATGCTTTTCCTCAGGTGATCTATTGTCGTTTATGCTATAACATGGTGACGAATACACGGGGATAGGTTTCATGGCCTCTATAGCCAATTTAATAGCCTTTTCTTTGATATCGCTCATACTATTTTCTTTTTGTGCCCAGATCATGCCGCTATGAAGGCAATTAGGATCATTATTATGCTCTATTGAACAAACTCCTTCGTCATAAAAACAACATCCCTCACAACTCTCTTCTTTTATCTCAGGGATAGCTATGTATTTTTCCCCTTTATATATTTTAACTTCTCCTTTTCTTAACTTACTCATCTTATCAAATTTTTGTATCCCACTTTCTTCAACTGCTCTTCGGTAGCTTTCTCCTTCGGGAACTTCCCATGCCATTTACCGGGTACCACGACATCACGCCCGTCTGGGCTGGTAGCCAGCCTCCCGCATTCGCTGCACAACCCCATGCCCTTGTACGGCTGTAGTCCCTTGGCATAGTCAAATTTATCCACCATATACTCGTTTGTCAACATCCAGTAGCTAGACGTGGCGGTATTATCAACACAACCGCATTTAGCGCATACAAATAAGCTCATATTTTAGTATCGTTAAATGTCGTTATCCTTATCATCGTCAATCCTCTCCACCTTGATCGTTCCCATATCACCTGAAGGCAACGTGATATCACTATACACGTTATTCCAGTTCTCGTCAATGGCCAATTGATGTAATATCGACCTATATATCTGGTAGGTGTTGCCGATAAGTCTCTTCCTATTTATCTTATCCTTACTGCCTCCATCATACCCTATATGCTCAAAATCCTCAAGATCTGGGAACAACCTTCTTCTTATCGCTCGTGAGTTGTTGACTATAAAGCTTCTTATCCCCAGTGATTCCGTCCTATCCATATCATCTATCAACGTATCTGTTGTATGCTGTAGATCCATGTCACCCGCCGCAAATCTACTGATGTCTTCCACGCATTGTGAGATCAACATCAGTTGCTCCCTTGTCAATGTTATTTTATAAAGTTGCTTGTCGTTTATAACCATCTATTTATTCTTTATATTAATTACTTCCATTTTATACTTCTCTGGGTACTCTAGGCATGTGCATACTATTAAAATAGAATCATTCAACATGGTTGCTTTATTACCCCTATCATCTACATAAACAGTTTTATGATAATAATCAACATCTTCTTCTTCTTTATCCTTACATCCTATCATGATAAGAGATAGTATAATAATGCTTGCTTTAATCTTTGTCATAACAGTTCCATACCATTCTTGTATATCACGTCACCTTCTTTTCTATCGTCTATTTTATTAACTTCATTATCAATACGGTAAAGTTAAATATTGTACATACTATGGACATCCATAATGTTATACTTACCATAAATCCTAGGCTTTTAGGTATAGGATCCATTCTTCTGAATGTTAAGATCATGTATATAAATGTCTTTATGTTTATAATTTACGATGTTTTTCTATATAGTTAACTATCAAATCTTTAACTCCTTTTGGGACATCTACCAGTTTGAGATTACCTTGGAATATGTCCTTGCCGTACTCATCCATAATCTCTCCGAATGAAGGATTCATGACTCTTGTTGACATAGATATCGGTTGATCAGTGTCAAATTTGATAACGATCTTCTTTCCGCCATTTATCGCCTTTTTAAAAGCCACGTAAAGCTTTCGACCTTTTATTATATCACAATTCCCTTTCAGGATATTAGACATATGTATGACATATTCTTTCTTCGCATCTCCGGGGTTGTCCATAAGCTTAAGATCTCCTCCGGTATCTCTCCATTTCCTGAAGCACGGGAAACATAGACCGTAATTTGCCTTGGCGTGTCTAGGTATCATCCTGCTGCTGCCGGCTGGGATCGTATCGCCACAGCAGATACACGTCCTATCCTTGTTGGTGCGCATCGGCACATAGCTCTTTATCGGGTATTCTTTTCTTTTATACATCTTCTTCTGTTTTCAAAATTATCATCACCATACTCATAATTAGGACAAGCTTTGTTGCTTGGTCGTCTAACATAAGTCTTTTGCTTCCTGTTATATTTACTGTTAGGGTTTATATAATGGTCACACACTTGCCAAATAGAGCAACATACTTTCCCGTATCTTTTCGCCCAATCATTATCATGCAGATGTACGCATGTAGAGCAAGTCGGATTCTTAAGCTTATCCTTGTTATCATCTATGATCTTATTGACCCGATCAAGAATAACATGCATTTTTTCAATATTTATGACGTTAAACGCGTCTGGTTTCGGAAGATATGTCATCGAGCTTATATCTATGTCCATTTCCTTGGATTTGTTGTAAGCCGATTTGTATTTCCTTACCATCAAATCTTTTAACTGATTTACCTCCTTCTCATATGTTCCCATGTCTCATTCGGTTTTCCATCCCTGTTTCCTTAATAAATCCACCATCATCCCTTTTATCTTAGGGCTAATGGCTTCGGTAAGTATATCAGCGGCCAAATTGATAGAGAAGCTGGTCATCCTAGACTCCCCTATATATTTCTCGCTGGTAACTTCTTTCACATAGTCGTGAATATCCTTAATCATCTCATTTTGAGATCTTAGGAGATCCAGTATCTCATCGAGTTTATCATCCATCTTTTTTCTCAAATACACCTGACAATAACCAGACAATCACTATCAAAAAGAAAAATAACCCAAGAGCCTCATCCGGGTAATCATGCATGGCCTCTAGAACATCTCTCATAGCTTGACATCCATTTTGTTGATTATCTTATAAAATATATCCCTAGTCAGCTCAATATCATAAGTAGCGTCATGGAGTTTATTCTCATCAATCTCAATACCCATAGTCTTAGCCACGGTCATCAACTTAAAGTTCTCCATATCGTTTCTTACGCCCATAAGGAATGGTGTCACCATAACATATACATCCATACAGTTAGGATAGAACCATGATCCGAAATACTTATCCCCACATTGCTGGAATAAAGCCCGTAGGAAGCTGTTATCGAATCCAGCGTTGTTATACCCCACTAAATACATTTTATCCCTCTTATCGAACTTATTCACGTATTTGGATAATATACCAACTAACTGCCTGTATCCGTCTTCCATAGGCTGATAAGACTGCACTTGCTCCAAGGTAACGCCGGCCACGTCCAGCGCCTCCTGCTCTATCGTGGCGGCAGGGTTCGGGGCTAGGCGGATGTCGAACCTCTCTGCCTCCTGCCCGTCGATATCCACGATCCCTCCTATTTGGTGTATCCCGTTTCTCCAGAACTTAACACCGGTTGTCTCTAAATCGAAAAATAGTAATTTCATATCTATTGATTTTTAAAATGTTCCTTAACCTTCTCCAATGCCTAAACAATTAAACGCTAACCATCCACTTACAACTCCCATCGCAAAAATAAACAAAACCATAAGTGAGAACAGCGTCCAATCTTTTGTATTTAGTTTATTGCTCTCCTTCTTTGCTTTTATTTTTTCAAGAATATTCTTGTCAACATTGAAATCGAAATCAAATGTCGTATTATTAGCTATCTTCCCATCAATGTCTTTGTTATTAATAAATATCTGTCTCTTAACACTCATATCCCTAATATTTCTGCTACATAAACAAATCCATAACATATATAATTATCATCGTCATGCTCACCATAATCTTCATGCCAGATAACAGCGCATGGGAAATAGAGTGGCATATCCTCAGCCATAGGCTCCTCTCTAAAGTCATCAATGTTTATCTTCTCCCTCCACCTCCACAGGTCTTGGATATTGTTTAAAATCAACTTGTTCATAACAATCTGGTTTTTAATACTGATACAAAGATAGGATTTGAACAAAAATAAAAGCATGAATAATATTAAAATAATATTAATCATGCTTAAATATAAATATATCCCTTCTAATTCTCACGGATATAAGTTGTAAATTTCATAGAAAATCATAGAAATAATTAAGATATTCTACTCCATTTTAGACGCTTCAACACAACTGGCAACCCGGCTGCTCTGCGTCCGTATAGCCGCATCAACTCCTACGGCTTGTATGTTTATCGCGGCGTTGAGATCCCTGTCGATCTCCATGCCGCAATCTTTGCAGACAAATGTTCGATCCGATAATTTCAGATCTTTATTCTTCCAGCCACATCTTGAACAGGTTTTCGAGGATGGGTAAAAACGATCTATAACAATCAGTTCTTTACCATACCACCTACACTTGTATTCAAGTTGGTTACGGAACATCGAGAAAGAAGCATCATATACAGAACCGGCAAGTTTGTGATTCTGTAGCATACCGGAAGCATTTAGATTCTCAATACAGATAACATCGTAATTATTTACCAGCATCGTGGTCAAATTATGCATGTACCATGAACGCTTGTTGGCTATATCACGATGAAGTCTTGATACTTTTAGCCTGCATTTGTTTCTTCGATTACTTCCTAATTTCTTTCTTGATAAATGCCGTTGCATCCTTTTTAACTTCGCTTGGTTCTCACAAAGAAAGTGGGGATTCTCAACAGCAATCCCATCAGATAATGTAGCTAATGTCTTAATCCCTAAATCAACTCCGACTGTTTTGCTAGTTTTCTGTTTGTAACACTGTTCTGTTTCTACAAGAACTGATACGAAATATTGACCAGCACGGTTCTTTGAAACGGTACAGGAGATAAAACGAGCGTTGTCTGGAACTCCACGATCGATAACAATCTTAACCCATCCGATCTTTTCGATCCGGATCTTATTGTTAGTGATTTTAAACTTCGGGAACGGCAATCTAAACGACTGGTTGTCGTGTTTATTTTTGTAATATGGGAGCAAATTCAGTAACGTCCCTACATCCCAAACAGGGTTGGATATATCCGGGGTAACGGCCTCGATCAGTCCTATACGACCAGCGTCATCCTCCATAGAATGCAATGAGTCAAGGTACTTGTCTCTGAAGCCGATGGCGGTGGAGATAGGGAGGCCGGCCTCGACCAGCACCCTCCCCTGTTCTTTTGTGGTGAATATCCTTTCTTTCATCTAACCTTTGATCTTTTTTTCTACAGTAACAATCGTATCATTATGCCATCCCCCATGAGCCACGAGAAGAATCTCCTGCTGCTCGAAGCCAAGCCCTGCCCCTATACCGCCGGAGTTCCACGCGCAGGTAATGACCACCCCGCCTTTCTTGGTGATCCTAGCTATCTCCTTCTTCTGTTTAGCCCAATAACTGGATTGTGTTGTTTGCATATTAACAGATTCTCCAAGCCTTTTATATGACTCGGACACCTGTCTAGCGGAATATGGTGGATCATATAGTACCATATCAGCTATATTATCATCAAGATGACACAAGAAGTCCGTGGCGTCTTTATGATACATAGCCTTAGTCTCAGGATCAAGATCGTTGGTTATCGTCCCTATATCGCTGTTTCTGGCGAATGGATCCACTATAACCATCCCCTCTTCTCGATATTTATCTATAAGTTCCCTTATCGGTTTTATGCTGAATGTCTCGCTGTTCGGCATCGACCATGTCTTGTTTATGATCATATCGTTGCAAGGTACTTATATACTTTTCTACACCCAAAGCATATTTTCACGCTTCATAGGGACATTGTTGAATCCGCTTGCACGAAACCGATTCTAAAGAGGTCTCTCCACGTGCTTTAATTCCCGGCGTACCTCCGGTATCGTTCGTTAATCGTGACTATATAAAACTGGTGTAAAGTTTCATATAATCACCTTAAGTTATTTGTTGAAAGTGTAATATAAATACAAATACATAAATTGGATAGGGCTATTCACCATGCCCTTATCAGTAGGATCATCGTATTTGTCAAGCCAAAGACGAAGCGCCTCCCAATCGATATCCTTACGGTCACATACCATGCAGGCTAGGTTAGCCCCGAACAGCTCCCCGTCGCCGCCCAGCGACTTGTTAAACCTCTTGGCTAGTCTTTCCTTGAATCCCTTGCTATACCATATCCCGGAGGTAGCGGCATAGCAATAATAAGCGTTGTATTTCATTTTCACACCCATCTTCTCAAACAATGGTGTATGCCATATCCGATCTAAAAAGAACACTATTCCACGATATATGAAGGTTCGGAGATTTTTCCTATATTCTTTCCCCAAGAAATTATCCACACAAGATATAGTCCCACCTGAATAATACCAGTTATTGGCACCTCTCTTGACCTTATCCGTCATCTTGAACTTATTTTTCCTATCCTCTACCCTATCCCAAGGCTTTAATTTATCCTCGTTAAATGTCGGGCAATAATGATAGTAATGATTGATCCACGAGAGGTAGGGGTTGTATATCGTATATCCATTGTCGCTGACATATGAGTTCATATCATACCCAAGTTTTTTGGCTAGAATAGATCCTTCATCAGCTAATACCTTCAATATCGGATTCAAGTTCCATATCTGGTCTTGACTGACGAACATCGAGTAGCATGGATCCTCATCCTCCCCATACCATCCTCCCATACCGCTCACTATTTTATCCAAATCAAGTGAATAATCTTTTCCGGATGAAAAATCATCTCTAAGAAAAAAACCTCTATATGGGATCATGTCATATACACCCGGTTGATCCTCAAACATATGTTTAGCGTTCTCGGTCAATCTGATCAATGTTTGTAAGACAGAAGATATATCTATGGGTGCATATTCACACCTATAGACCTTATTATTTATCCAAAGATATTGAAGAAGCTCGGCTATATTAATAGTCCCGTCCTCCACATATCCTGTCTTGTTATCGAAGTTTATTTTGGCTAGAGGTATATTACTTCCTTGTGGTTGGTCACTTTTTTCATTACAACAATGCACGAACCTGTTAAAGAATATATCTTTCCAGCCAAAATATTTATCCCTTATCGTCATAAGCCTATTTCTTGTCGTATAACGACATGATGTTAATAAGATCAGCTTTTCTGGCCATCCCCTCAAGTTTGTTAAAGCCATCCATATTATCTCCACTGATGATGATAGTAGGGTATACCTCTATACCGTACTTGGATATTTCCTCCTCCGTGGCCTTGTTCTCCGGGATCTGGTTCAACGTAACCTCACCCTCATACTCCTGTAACGTGTTGGCGATAATATATCGCATGTAATCTCTGTACTCAGCGTCTTTCTTCGTGAAAAAATCGATTCTTACCATCTTTAAATAGTTTTTAATTTGTTAATAATTAAATCCGCTGTAAATATAGCATTATCTATCTCATCTACACCCATCTTCCTCCCATCGAAACTGTTAGATAATAAATCCTTCACGATTTGATATCTTCTCAACTCCCAATCTATGTCTATATCAAACTTAAGATGCCTTACACGATCATAATTCAGCTCTTTATGATTCTTATCGAGGTATTTAACTGTCGAGAATGGGGTATCATCATCAATAGTGCGCTTGATCACATTAATGTATCTACCAGTCCTTTTGTCAATAGCTTTTAATTTCTCGTCTACTATTATTTCTCCTGATCCTTCCATTCTATTAACCCTTTGTTATGTTTATCGTAATATAATAACGCTATGGCGTTCCAGCAAATTTGTGCCAAATGCATCAGCCCTGTCTCCTTATCATATCTCTCGCCTTTCATGTACGCCGTCATATGGCGAAGTAAAGCCGCTCTATATCTCTCAAATCCATCAGGTATATTCTGCCATGAATTGTCGGCGTATTTCTTAGCCCCCTCCGTATATACCCTCACGATATCCTCTATCTCAGCCAAAGGAAGGAGATCCCACCGAAGCTTGCCGTCGGCCCGGTCGTCCTTGCCGCTGCCGTCTTTCCCTACAAGCGGTCCGCTTTCCACCACCGCGTCTCCTATTTTTGGCTTCCCGAAATTCATCGCCTCATCTGCCGTCTCATCATCAATAAGCCTTAACTTGATAGCCCTGCTTAACGAGACAACCATCTCCTCATTAACCCAAATAAATTTATATGTCTCATCAAATAACGGTTCTATTTTCATTATCCCCGTATTGTCGGCGGTTTCAAGTACCTCAAATACCTCACCATCATAAACAACCTTGTCGTATTTGCTAAATCCCTCTTTCATTTCAAACTCCTTTTTGTTTTATTAATAAAATTCACTAAGATCCCTGCATTCCGGTGTCTCTCCTGTCATAGAGTAAAGCTCACCAGATGATAGATGCACGCAATGAACGGTCTTCCCGTCTATATACTCACTTCGCTTCGTGATCCCACAAATAGCGCAGCGTTGGATCCCCGGACCCGCCTTTATCCACGAGTGCCGTACGTTTTTCTTCCTTGTCCTGTTGGTGTCGTTAAGCTTTCTCATGATCAATCCTCCAAGGCCGTTACAATTTTATCTTTCCCGATAATAGCCTCATTTCCGCTTCTCACATCAAAGCATCTCCCTTCATCTGCCTCCTTGAAATAAAGAGCACCATTGTACTCGAACAAACCGAAGCCGTAATCGTCTAGCTTCATTTCGTTAAGTCTCTTGAATTTATACACCTTTCTCATATCTTTTGTATTTATATTTTGTATTACTAAACACATCAAAACGATAGATAGGATTGTCGCTATTAGTCCTCCATAAAATTCGGCAGAATCATCCTTCTTATTCCCTTCTATTATCAAATAAATAGAACCGGTCATTATTATGAGGGTAAATACCAATCCTATCATAACATCTTTCTACTTTTTAAGAACTCCATCATATCCTCTGCGCTAAGCTGGAAGCCTGCCGCCGCCTTATGACCTCCTCCCCCGGGATAGGCCTTACGTGCCAGCGCCGAGACATCCAACTCCTCTTTGGTGGTATAGAACGTGCATCTGAAGAATCTCCCATTCCAGCAGAACGGCATCATCAGATCATGTTTCTTTGGATTGTATTTAGCCTCGAATGTAGCGCTGTTGAACTCCGTCGTATTCATACATATGGCCTTATACCCAAACACGTCAGCCTCGAATGAGAACATATTCATCTCGCCCCTGTTTTTCTCAACGATATACTCCAGTATCGCCTCTCCGTTCCTTATCATGTCATATATGAAGTCATGATCGCCGTCCATGACCTTTGCCGCCATATCCACGTCAAGACCACAATATCCTCTCATCCCGTATTGGAATGAGAGCACGTCACTCCATTCGAAGCGGTTATGATCCCATACATCATAAGCGCTCAATAATTTTACCACATTGGGGGTTTCGATATCATCGAAAAGATATTCCCATGTAAGTTCGCAAGCCGCCGTACCAATACGTCTTTTACCTTTGATATTATAGTCTTTCATAGCATCTATCGCTGTCTTATGATGGTCTATCCATGTGACATCTATCCCTTTGTCTTTCCATTCATCAAACAGCAAGCTTGTTCTGTCTCCAAATGACACGTCAACTACAAACACCTTATCATATTTATTCACGTCAGGTATTTCCTTGCCGTAATTGTAAGGAAGAAGATCAACGTCTTCCCCTTTGAAATACTTTTTTTACTATAGCCGCTGACATTACTCCGTCAAGATCAGCCTCATGATATATACATCCTGTCATAATCTATTGTTTTTAATTAAAAAATCTATGTATTCTTTTATATCCTTATTTCTATCATTATCCCAGTCAAATATCTCGTTTATGAATTTGAAGTACGATACTGGGATCGAATGAAACATCCATCCACAATATTTCCCGAATGTCATTACCGTAGAGCCAAGGGGATGATCCGGTCTCCCGGGTATAGGGGAGGCGGTAATGCCCTGCGCCAGCCCCCTCCTTCGGTCTTTCTTGGCGGCTTTGATATCCAGATCCGTTTTCGTTACCTTATTTCCCATCGGGATATTGGTAATTAGGTTATCACCAATAAACATCCCCCATCCATATCCTTTGTAGTTCTCTATGCTAAGACCCCGTATATCGCCGAATCTCGAAGAGTTATCGCAGCAGTCAACCACCATCGCACTATCCTTTCCATCCTTGATTCTCACGGCTCTACCAATGGCTTGGTACCATGTAGAGAACGAGAACGTAGGTCTGCCAAATATAAGACAATCCAGTCCGGGGTGATCAAACCCAGTCCCGAGGGCGGAATAGTTGAACACCACCTGCATCCCACCTGACTTGAACCTCTCGACTATAGCCTCCCGCTGCCTCTTTGGCGTGCCTCCGTGAACTACCTCCGCCATGCCAGCGCATATCTTTGCGTTCATCCATTCGGCGGCCGTATTGCAGCTCTCAACAGAATCCATAAACACCAGTATAGATCTACATACGTCTTTTAATACCATCAATCGACGCAAAATAAGGTTGTTTAAGCCGTTTTTTCTCACCGCCTCACTAATAGACTCAGCCGTATATTCGGAGCCGTTAGAATTGAGTTTAAGGGCATCTCCATTGAAATCCCATGTCTCATATTTAAGAGGTGTCCAAAATCCTTGCCTTATCATCTCCTCCACCTGTATGACATGGATTAGGTTCTTGAAATATACCGGTCTCATACGAGTGATGAAATTAAGCTGGGAATATGACACCTGCCCTATCGACATCGTTTTAAGTCTACATGGCGTGGCTGTAAACCCTATCACCTTTCTCGGCTTCAGCTCATTCATGAATGTCATGAACTCACTGCCATCCTCAGGACTGTATCCGGCATGAGCCTCATCTATCAACACGTTCCTGATCCCCATCTCCTTAAGCTGACCAACAACCTTCTTGATAGACCCTAACGTGGCATATATCATGTTAGATAGCTCTTTCTTGCCACAGGAGGCGGAATAGATGGCAGCCGGTATCCCGTAAGATGTGATCTTGTCGTGGTTTTGTATTAGTAATTCGCGAGACGGCTGGAGAACCAGCGTCTTATCTCCCATCAATCTAGCCGCTTCCGCTATGAGGATCGATTTACCGCAATTATGATGAATAAAAAATTGATCGTCGCAATAAAGATGATCTCCATTTACTGTAAATCCATAATATTCACCTTTACCAATATGCTCTATATTGAATCCTGTTACATTAATCCTTTTTTTTGCTGATCTTGGCAAACCTTTTCTGCATATCACTTTATTTGGTACAATATCAAGATTACCAATTATTTGCATTCTATAATATGTCTCACCATTTACTATTTTTGGTTTTCCTATCTCAGCTCCAAGCCCGAGCGATTTACACAGGAATTGGACTTGTGATATCATCCTATATGACTTAGATGAATATTCATACATATTTCCTTTTGAATTATAATATGTATCAGTATCTACAAATCCGGCTAGTAATTCCAGTCTATTCTCAAATGATGACCTTAGGTATTCCGTTGGGATAAATTTATCCTTCGCTGTTTTTCCAAAAAGACCAATCTCTTTTATGATGTTTATGATCTTATTCCTTGATTTAATTTGCCCCTTACATTTTCCTGTGGTTAGAAAATATGATTTTGCTTTATTATCGCCTTTATTTTTCGTCGCCACTCTTATATGTAGATCATATTTTTTAGCAAATTCATATAGATAATCAACCACCTCTTGCCATCTTGTAGTTATCCCTATACTTGATGTTGAACATCCGTCCCCAAGATATATACCCAAAAAATATGGAGGTAATGGAAGATTGTCTTCCCCATTAAAATATATTTCCCCTGATCTTCTTAGCTTGTGATTGTTTTTAAAATTTTTGCTTGATAATATATAATCATTTACAGATATTTCATCTATACCCGCACAAGATCTAGACCATCCTTTGCCGTCTGGGGTTCTGTATAATGATAAAATATGATGCCCATTAACTACGAATGGTTTCCCTTTTATAGGTGTTATCCTATACATTTCATCAATTCCATTTACCAAATTTACGACCGTTCTTGGATGCCCATCTCCACCTATAATTATATCTCCTATATTTATATCTTGAACTTTTTTAAAAGTAGCATCAAACATTGGTATAAGAGAATCCTTAGCATGGCATCCAACGGGTCCCACCACAATTGCTGGATCGCTCCTGTCGGAGTTTATGTAATCAGAGATGCTTTTGACACACTCCTCTTGATATGGTCTTAATTTATATGTCATTTGGATCTGTAGTTATCAAAAACGTCTTTCACGTACTCTAATCTTATCGCACACTCCCGACCATCGTCCATTTTCACCATTAAAGTTTCCTTGGTCTTGCTTATGGCTATCACCTCTCCTGTTCCTATCTGGGTATGGACTATATCGCCTAGCTTTATATTACATTTGATCATGGTCAAGTTTTTTATTAAATTCCTCTATCTTACTCCTGTCTGTCTCATTCACCATCTCAGCCTCTTCCTTGAACATGTCGTACCCTTCCCGGATATTATTCCCAACCATACTCTCTATCATCTCCCTCATCTCATCGCTCCTTACGGCAAAGGATATTTGAAATGATTTACTTGTGCCTTTCATCAGATAATCAATTTCCTTCTTGCACTCCATCATCAATCGATCTAGATTATCGAATTTAATAAATTTGGAGTTTCCATTGGCTTTTCTTACTCCATCCTTGAAATCCTCCAATATCCCGTTAAATACATCCGCCATACACATCATGGAATGTAGCCATACCAGCATATTGAATTTATATTCATTATCAGCGTTGTTCATCAAACTCACCAAAGACTCGCTTTTTGTCAACATGATCTTCGATTCCCGGTCTACGATATCCTTTATCTCCTGCCTGCATTTCATGGCACCAACGAAATCCATCTTAGAATAACATTCATTTGATTTCTCTACCAATTTCCTGATATCCTTTCTAGACATCAGAAGATCTAATATCTGTTTTTCTTTTTCACTTTTGTCCATAATCAGTTCTTTTTGGTGATACAAATATAATTAAAGCCTAGACATTTATCTAGGCTTTTTAATAAAGTTAATCTTTTTTATTCTTTCTTTTTGACTCATCCCAATCCGATGAGTACCTGCATGTCCCTTGTTTGTGGATCGAGAAATCGCACCAAAAACACAAGGGCTTGGGGCGGGGTTCAAGGCAGGCCGGCTGGCGTCCCATGAGGTAGCGCTTCTCGTACTTATACCCCTGTTTGGCGTCGTCCCAAACGTGAGCTTGATAGCTATCTATTTTATTTGTCTCGAAATCATACATGTCAAGGAGAATATCGTTAAGTTCCTTGACCGATCTCTCTACTTTCTCCTTATCTACCTTCACGTTTTGATTGTCCAGCATACGGGTAAAAAAATAGCTACACATATCTGGTAATACCTTATACTTCCTGTATATGTAAAAGGCGTATATCGGATGCTGGAGATTGTGAAGCAGCTTATCCTCATCGAATAACTTTCTCCCAGACTTCCAGTCTATCGTATACATAGCTATCCTATCCTTTGTCTTATACTCTCCACGCCAGTCCACCGATCCTATGATATGTACCTTATCGTACGTAACACCATCCAAAGTAAGTGGCTTGGGCAGCTTATAGGGCAGGACGAAGCCCTCCTCCACGCCGGCCGGTCTCGACCCCCGTACCACCTTCTCCATTGGCGTAAGATCGGACCATGCCTTCTTATAATTGCCAGCAGCATCCTTCTCAAACAACCCCACAATCCATCTTATTAATCTAGCCGCATGTTGCATGGACTCGATTTGGGATTTTACGCTATCAAAAGGAATCTTCTCTATATCCGCATAGTAATTAAAAGCCTTACTCATATCCTCATAAGAAGGTCTACATCCGTTCTTGAAGAAATACTCCATTGTCTGATGGATAACCGTACCATATGACGTAGCCTCATGCTTCTCCGTGGACCTATGACCCTCCACGTAAGTTTTATACCACTTGTATGGACATTGGACGAACGTATCTATCTGCGAGTAGGAGGCGGCAAGAACCTTCTCTCCGTTTATGACCTTGCATAACAAATTATTCTCCGGTATCACCATAAAGCTTATCTATATTTATATCATGTCCGTATAAGTCCATTAACAGGTTTTGTAGACGGTGAAGATCCTTAATCTGAATAGGATCGCTTAGATCGTCTTCCAGATCCCTAAGGCTAAGATAATACCCATCATCAAAAAACTCTATAGATATTCCGTAGCCTCGATATACATCCCGTCCTTTATCACGCTTAAACCCGATGGTATTAAGCAGGTTATCATCTATCTCAATAGGCATGACATCGTCTTCCCCGGAATACCATTTCATTATCCCGTCATCAACCTCACGTTCAAGGATCAATGACATACTTTCATTACGCATACCAGTAACGCACCCTACCCTCCATATATTGCCAGCCTTGTCTTTTACAAGATTCCCTATCCTTAGTTCTTTAGCCGAAATCATACTCGTCCTCCTCGTTATAATCGTCATCGCAATCATCGACAAGAGGGGTTTCTAACCCCTCTTCCCAATCGTCATATCCAAAGTCCATTATTTGTCCTTAAAATAAACATACAACATATCAGTTAAACTTCCTACCGTTATTTCATCGCAAGGGGTATTGAGAAACACCTCATCTGGTATGTATTCACCTGTCATCTTTTCTATATCCATTATCACTTCAACAAGGTCCAATGAATCCATAGCCATATCGGACGATAGGTTACTATCTTCCTTTATGTCTTCAATATCATCAAACTCAGATGTTTTCGCAAATATTGCGTCTATCACTACTCCTAATACTTGATTTCTTTTCATAACTCTTAAATCGACATTTTTAATCTTCTACCTAATTCTTTTTTTATATCTGATATTCTTTCGATGTCCATCTTAACATCTCCAGTAATAGTATACTCCTTATCCATCTTCTTAGGAGGATCCGGGAGTCGGCTTACGGCGAACAACCATGCCAGCTCCTTGTTCTTATTCTCCCTAAGATACAGATCGGATGTCATGCCATACATCTTTATGATCGTATCGAATAACGTTGATTCCGATAAGCTCATATGTACGCTATAGACATTTGACGGCTTCCATATCAAGTTATCCAACCTCATCGTATATTCACGTTTAAGGTCTATATGGGATATTACGGCCCTTACTATAGGTTCTTCTTTGAAGTTGGTGTTAGCCACGAACCATACGAGCCGTTTCTCTACCTCCTTGACAGCTCCTGTATCCTTACCCATATCGTTATATACCCCAACGATACGGTCCCGGATCCCCTCGACCTCCGGTGTCAGGCCGGGCGTCTCTATCAGCATCAGCAGCGATCCTCCCCTTGGCGTTATCTTCCACTTCCCATTCTTCTGAAGCTCAATATAACCAGATGCTTTATAACTATCTATTTTCTCCTTTGGAATGACGCTAGCCATCTCTTCTTTTTGCCGGATCATCAAAAGATACCCGACATCAGACATCGTTAATCCTGATGTCATCATCTGTTCAAAATTAATATACATAGGTTATTATATACTATTTTACACCAGATATGTTGTAAAACATACGTATGTTATTTAATTTCACATTCTTCTTTTCTAATTTTGTCTCACTCAATCGAATCATATAGTCCCCTGTTTCGGACAAGACGATTGAGCAAAAGAGGTCTTTGATATAAGGTTTTACCCTAAAACATTCGTTGGGTAAGTAAAATCAAAAACGTTTAGTTCAGTAAAAGAATCCGGCGATCTCACTCTTGTGCAACCGGTAGAGGGTATTGGTGATACCCAGTATAATGTTTCGTACAAATGTATATCATTTCTCATCTTTTTTTGTGTAAAATGGTATATAATCACCTATACATAAGCTAATGAGTTAAAATATTGACCTGATCTTTCTGGCTACCCTCTCGACTATATCGGGATGATCATTTCCGTTATATATATCTATTAGCGTATCTATTATATGTAACCTTATGTTTTTCTTTGATGAATGAAACCAAAAATCTCCATTTTTTCTGTTTACAGGTTTGAACATCTTCAGTTCTGGTATAAGATAACACGCCACACATGATCTTTCAGCAAGTGATAATTCAACCGCTGCCTTTTCTATTGCTCTGCACATAAATGTATAATTATCATTCTTTATTAGATCGTAAGCCCTTGTCAACACCCTAAGGGCGTCTGCTTTCGATAATCTCTTTCCCTTTTTCATACTGTTTTACCGTATAAGATTCATTAGCCATACCAACTCTACCAACTGATATAGATTGATTTATAGATTGGTTAAGATGCCCTACAACCGACATCTTAGCCCTAACCGTATTAGCGCATCTTAGAAGGATTCGATAATCCTCTAACGCCCTCTCGTATCTTACGTCCACCCTAGCCCTTTTATCAGCATCAGTCATGCTCTTACATGTTCCGTCCTCCCTCAGGCTTATAGCGATCTTGTCCCGTATGATCCTGATATCATCCTCGGCTATCACCAGCTCGGCATCAAGAACCCCCTTGTAAGAGCTAAGAAGATCCTCTACCGCCACTACCTCCCGCTTCAAGTTCTCCAATTCCAATACCATTGAGTTATCGTTCATTCTTTTATACTCCTGTACTTTATTGGATACCTCATCACAGATGCTCATGATCTCCTTCTCCCTGTCCCGGTTTATGATATACCTGATACTGTATTCGGCCATTTCCTTTAATGAGGATATAATCTCTCGTATGCCCATCTTGTTTTCGGTGGAGAAATTGGCTTTTAATAACATCTCCATCCCTTTTATGATGACAAGCAAAAAATTTTTTCTCAATCTCATGCTTAATAAGGTGTTTCGTCATGTACTACATTGAAATCATCACTTGGCGGTATATATTGTTGCTCCAACGGGATACTGGGGGGCGGGGGCGGTAGCGTCACCACGGTCGTGTCCGGCTTGCCGCTGCCTACAGGGGCGTCCGAGCCTCCCGGTCTTTCTTGGCGCACTACTCCACCATCAGGATAATATCGCTCATATCCTTTCATGATATCCACATGTATAGCCTCAATCTCTTCTAACGATCTCTGACGGACTTTTACTATATGATGGAATATAAGTCCATCTACACGGAAAGAACGCCTTGATTCACTCTTAAAACGTTCCAGATTGGGATACCAGCCTTGCGGGAATTGCATGTATGAGGAGTACCCGTATCTCTTCGGGATATTTAACGCTACCATAGCCGTACATAACTGTCCCAATGTGTCTGATTGATAGAAATCAGATTGTTTTGGCATATGATCCTTAGGATCCCGTCGTCCTTCGATATCACGATTGAGTTGGGATATTATAAGAAAGAAAATATTAGGAAAAGTTCTTTTAGCTATATTACACATGGTTATCAGACTATCTATATTCCTCTTAGCGTCACCCGTACCTTGTATAAGAGCTGTATGATCTATGGATACAAACACCATTTTCTTATCCTTGTTCGCTGGCATATAACTATTCCATAAGAAGTTCTGAAGCTCGTCTACTGTCGATGGTTTAGGGATGTATGTTATTCTGCTGGAGTTTTCCTCCTTAAGACATTTCTGCATTTCCTTTATCTCTTCATCAGACATCTCGTTAAGGAGAATATCTTGTATATCCTTTCCCATTTTTTTTGATAGTGAACGTAACATCAAATCTTCTGGGTTCATCTCAAACTCGCATCTTAACCATACATAATCATCTGCTTGTGGATTGATATTGACATTCATTACATTGCTCATGATCTTCTGCGCCAAATAAGATTTGCCAACTCCGGGCCTAGCTCCTATGGCTACCGCATGCTGGGGGTAAAATCCCCCCAGCAAAGCCTTATCCAGATAAGGATATCCGGTATGAGCCGGGAGAAGTTCCCCCGACTGATACTTTCTTATTCTCTCATAGGCATCCATGATAATCTCCTTGGATGACCTCCATATCCTATCCTCACTCATCCTCTTGCGTTTCTATCGCCAGCCGTATCGGATTTAGATCCTCTGTTAGCTGATCTTGATTTATATCTTAACCCCTTAGCTGTATGGCATAGGTCCTTCCCCTTCCGATAAGCCTTACCCTTCAGCTTATCGGTCTTGTAGTTCTTACGACCCAACTCCCGTCTCTTGGCTTTCTGCTCAGGTCTGGCGTTGATCTTCTTATCCGTCTCAGCCTTCTTCTTTCTGGCTTCCGGATGTGTTCTGTAATATTCAGTCGATCTCCCCATCCTCTTCGTCCTCCTCATCATCAAAATCTATATTCTCTTGTATATCCAAATCCTCTTCCTTTAAAAAAGATGGATATTCCAATCCCAGACGCTTAATCATATACGAATATGGATCAGACACAAATTCATCTGGTATCTCCCATGTGCAAGGGAATGTACCTATTACCTTTTTAAGTTTATCGGCTAATTCGCTACTCATCCCCATATTAACCATTTTATTATAAACTGTAGCTTCTACGCTACTTACATTGCCCCCAACATAAAAACTTGTTGGTCTGTGAACAAAATAAACTTTCTTCATTTTACATGTATTGTTCATTTTATTAAAGGTATCCAATTTGATTCGATACTCAAATGTTCCATTATCATTAGCTCTAATGCTCATATTTATCCTTCTTGCGATCTCCATAACTCATATCCATATCACACACCACCGTATCGGTCGTTTCGTTTACCACATGGAACAGGAACTCCGGACATCCGTGGCAGGCGTTGCTCCCGATCGCCACCGCTCCGTGCCTAGGGCAAGCCTTCTTTACCATGGTTCTATCATATATCCGTATATGATTATCGCCATACTTTTCAATATATCTCATGGTATTAAGTAGTGATGGCAAAGACATCTTATATGGGGATACATATTCTATTGGTATATCCAATTCACCAGATAGGCTTTTGTAAATATCCTGCACATCCCGTTTTGTTCTATACGCAAATATATTAATCTCAGTCATTACCATATCCATACTCCTAAGAAGATCCGGCTTAGCCAGCCTCCCCATCGGCTTCCCGAAAGGATCGGATCTCATCCAAGCCCCACACTTCTCGCACCCAACTTGCTTCCCCTCCACCGTATTTATCATAGTGGATGGGTTCTTGCAATACGGGCATACGGATCCGTTTAACATAGCTTTCTGGGCTAAAGACAGCTCTTTCATACCTTTTCTTCTATCTCAACATTAAATAGATTGCAGAATCTATCAAAATTTCTGTTCTCTATTCTCATATCCTCCTCATACCTGTCAACTGATTTGATGAAATTATTATAACAGTCCTTGCACATCCATTGATTGATCACCGCCACATAATAACCCACGGACGTAGGTCTGTTACACATATCGCAAATACCTAAGCACCCATATCTGGTGAGCTTATCCATCATCTCCTGTCTTGTTATTTCAAGCACCTTGAATTTCTTGTAATTGTTAACTACCTTTGCCATTGTAAATTTGTTTAATGATAAAATAATCCGCTATATCCATTCCCTCATTTATATTGGGTTTTGATTCGAGAAAATCGCTTATCTCTATATTCATCCCCTTCATATCCCTATCCACTTTCTTCTTCCACTCGTTAAACGCCGATCCTTTGTCAGGATATAGGACTATTCTCCTACGTCCCAATGTCTCTATCATCTCCCTTTTCAACATATGGATACCTCCACACGCCATGAACAACCTACTAGGGTACACGATGTTGCAGATAACAGCCGTCTTCTCTGACTCTACTATATACACCGGAGCGTCATTGGGATAGAAGTTGATAAGGAACTCCCCGAACAGGCATTGCCTTAATAAATAATCTTGACCGTCGAGGATGTGAACCCAGCATACATGATCCATGGGAACCTTTACCCTCTTACCATCTGGTCCGTAATCCATTATCTTCCCGGTTCTTATCACCCAACTTTTATCAAGTTGCCAGAACACGCAGCATTTACCCCAATCCCCGAATCTCATCATCCCGATCTTATATAAGCTGAACGCTCTATTGGTATGATATGATCCGAATATATTGGATAGATAATCCTGAAGATCAGATGTCTCGAAAGGATTAAGCGTCTCAAACATCTTGCTTACCGGAATGCAGTTGGCTATATCCGGATCCACTGGAGGTCTGTACCTCCTTAATACTTTGTTTGAATCGGTAAAAAGATCATTGTTCCCAAGTTCGCTCCCTGTTGGATATTTAAAGTAACCACATTTATTTTTATGATCACACACCCCAAACTGCTCTCCAACGATCTGACCGGTGGTTACGTCCACGTACGGCGTAAAACACTTATCCTTGCCGCATTGAGGGCACGTCAGCTTCCTTCTTGGCTTGCTATGATCCAACTCATACCGATGTACGCTCTTGTCAAACTCCCTGAATTCCATTATCCTCTCCTCTCACTCATCACTCTATATATATAATCTCTCAGCGACTCTTTTCTTATCAAACCATTCAACTCAAAATCACCCTCTATATCTAAAGACCCGATCCTTGACGTAACCGTATAATTGGTTTTCTCAAACTTATACTTACCTTGAAGATATACAACCGTAGCCATATTAAGTATAGGATTATCGGTTTGTCTCTTCAACTTATATTGACTTGTCTTAGCGGTAGGATCACCCGGAGCGAAGTTATATATCTCCTCTATCTCCAATATCTTTCCGTAGTTCTCCAGTATCATTCTTCTATATAGCTCAAGCTGGAAAGCGTACTCGTCATAGAAATTACCTTTCCTATTTGATTTGAAGTCCAATATAGCGAATATCCTCCTGCATCTCTTTATCTTCTTTTTCTCCGTCTTAGGCTGACCTTTCTTGGCTCCCGTCTTATAGAACTCTCCTGTCTCGACCTCTATCTCCACTGTCTCCGGCTCGCTGTCCATCTCCACCACGGCGTCCACCGAAGAAGCTACCTTTAACCTGCTTGACCTCAACATCTTCTCGATCAATACAGGTTTTACATGTCTTTCCTTGCAGAATATGGCAAATGATATTAGATCCTCTATTAGCTCATCAATGTTATCCACTAATATCCGCTCCATCCTATACTTGTCTATTCTCAACTTAGCTTCCTTAACAGCTTTTCTTATCCATGTTGGAATCAGTTTTATCTTAACTCCCGTCAGATATAACCCAAACAGATAATGCATGATAGTTCCTAAGTCAGCCCGGTAGTTGGCATACTCGTCTGGGTCCTTACCCTTGAGTCTCATCTCATTTTTCCATTTTTCTAATGCCCCGGAAGTATCACAATACCCATTCGCAATATTATTGGTAGCCCCATCATATATGATAGGGTATCCATCAGCTCCCATTTCATAATAAACACGCTTGCCAGCCACGGTCATTCTGTATAAGACTGGTGTCGGGATATCCTTGATCCATTCAGCGGCATAATACTGTTGCTCAGTCTCCAGATCATACTCAATTTCTATCTCCTCATCAGGTTCTTTTTTAGGCTCGTCAACAGACTTTTCCTCCTCATCCATATCTTTCTTTGGGATCGTTGATAAAACGTCTAATATGCCAAAGAATGCGGTAAATTTAGGATCTGTATGATATGCTCTTAATATTGGAAGTGATGATCTCCAGTAGTATGATGGACACACGTCCTTTATCTTGCCTAAACCCGATCCTCCTATCTCTCCATTATCCTCGATAACCACATTGTGTCTCTCGGATAAACGGACTCTCATGTCATCAAACAGTTCTTGATCGCTTATGACCTCCATGATCGTCCCATAACTATATATCGTGTCACTTATAGCCTTATATCCTAGGCCTAAAAGTAATCTTTGTTTTCTTCTATCCATGATAATAATCTGGTTTTTAATTTACCATCCTCCTCGACTCTAGGTGCGAGATCCCTCATCCTTCTGGCCGCCAACAGCCATACGTTACCAAACTCATCCAAGAGCCGGCTGAAATCCATCGTATCTAATAGATAATCGAATCTTGTATGCTCATCAGCCGTCAAGTAGATAATGTTATCATTATCCTCGGCGACCGATTTATATTTCCGTTTAGGGTATAAGTGACAGATGTTACTTACCCCAGGACATGGTATATATGCGCCGGTAGCAGATCTTCTTATCATACTTAACTTAGCTACGTGGGCGCCAAAGAACACGGCTAGGCTCCTACCCCTGGGCTTGGCCTTCGCCCGTATCGCCGTCCTTCCCTTTGGCGGTAGCTCCTTGGCCCTGCATACTTGGCATAACCCTTTGCTTCTGACAGCTACCATCCTCCCGCATCTCTCACACGGCAACATCCTACCTCTCATGCTTTCTTTCGTTTATAATTCTTATTGAACTCCATAAGGCTTATGGCCCTATATCTTTTAAGCCTATCTATCTTACTCTCCGCCCAATCCTGTTCCTTGAAATTGATGATCGTGTCGAATATCTGAGCTAGTTCCCGGATATTAAAGTTCCTGTTCTGTATTTTCTTATAGAACCCTGACCTACTATATCCTAATTTAGACGCCAGATAAGTCTTGTTAGATAATGTGAGGATACGATAAATCGTACCCTCCATCTTGTTTATCTCCATCAACTTCTCAGCTACGGATGATGCGGTCTCATAGCTAGCTTTATTGCTTACTATTTTCATGTTTCTCCGGATTCCTGATCTTACCATCAAACTCATAGAAGTCCATTAGCTTCTTCTCCTCCTTGATACAGGTAACGATAAAGTCTGATATAGTACCCTTCATGCCCTCCTCGAAGTTCTTCTTGGCATGATCAAGGTCATTGGCCCGAACGATGTAGTTAAACGCCTTGCGTTTCTCATTGCCCGATTTCTCGTCTATCGTAACATAATCAGCCGTGACCTTATAGAACCGGTCTCCATCCATGGCAAATAATTCCGCTATCCTGAATCGTTTGATATCAACGCTAAACTCACCGGAGATGAATGGTCTCATTTCCTCTATGATTCTAGCCTCACATTCGGTATAAGAAAGGGCATCTACTAAATACTCTTCCTTTACCTTCTTCTTCATGCCGTTCTCGGCATCGGTCTCATAAGAAACCGTACATTTAAACCAATTGTGCATTTTAATCTATATTATTATTAAACAAAGGATAATCTTTTATTCCTTTACGAATATATCTCTCCGTATCATCATCCACATCATAAGCCTTCTTGAAAAATATCATAGCCTTATCCGTATCATTATCCACCAGTGGTAGATATTCCCTTACAAAAAGTAACCTAAGATAGTTCATATTATCAATCCTATGTCTTATATCGGCTACTTTATCCCATATCTCGGCCCGAATCTTACTCATTTTCTTCATATTTCTCTCATATCTCTCCAGCTGGTCTTTATATTCCGCCTCAATCTTATCGTTCTTATCCTTGATAGACTTATAGGTCTCCTCCTCTTTCGTATCAAACATCGGAGTATGTTTGATATTAATTATATCCAATTTGCTGTATAGCTTTTCATTGGATACGGTGAAATCATATTTAGTCCTATATAGATCAAAGTCACTTAAGAACTTAGCTATTTTAATAGCATCATCCTGATCAAGAACGGCTATATTCAAGCCTTCTAAATAGTAGAAGAAATGGGATGGAGAAATAGGCTTACAGTCATATGTCCTCATGACTGGAGGCTCATCTATAAACCTGACACCTTCTTCCGCACATCTTGTTACAATCAATTTCTCTACCTGCTCATCAGTAAGATCATATATCTCCTGATCGGTCATCTTATCAATTGTCTTCATCATCCTCATCCTCCGATATCGTTATAGCCTTTATGAACTTTTGTTTATAGACCTCACTCATAAGGCAGGCGAAAGTCCTATCATTCATACTAGCCATGGTATTGGCCTCTACCGTAAGATCCATCTCGATGTTCTTTACCGAGATTTCATAGCTATCATCATCTTCTTTATAGAAGATGACTTTACCACCATACTCGAAACCATCATCTTCGGCCTTAACCATATCAATGATCCTCTCTAACTCCTTTACAAATTCATTCTTTTTCATATGTGTAATTTTTATGTGTCTACAAAAGTAGACATTTTGTTTTTGAATTAAATTAAATAAACATTATTAATAGTTAATACTATCCTTTCTCCTATCATTCATATTTATTCTTTGGTAATTATACCCTAACATCTGCTCCATCTTCTTTAACCCAATTAACCGTATCGCAATGCCAGCAATACCCTGTCTTGGAATCCTTTTTATGAGAATGGGAACCACATGTAGCGCACCAATAATTATCATCTATATTGTATGTGTAACTTTTATCCTCATGCATCTTATCTATTCTAGCTACCCTATCTTCCAATAGATCCTTTAGATAATGGCATTCATAAGGCCTATCTTCTTCCCTTAATATATAAACATCTATGTCCATCATATTCCCCATCCTGTCCGTGCACATCAGCTCGGCGGCATGACGTACATTCCCTTCCGGCATCCCCGGGACTATCTCCCGGATCACTGCCTCCATCTTCTCTTGGTATTCGGTGTCTACCTTGACCACCAAATCCTCTAATTTATCTATTAAACTCATGATCTTTTTACCTCTTTATATATAACGTCTATATCATCTTCCCTATCTACATCAATACAATGGGTATCCTTACAGTAATAATTCTTACTATTATTAAATACGCATCCTTCACAACTAGCATCACTGGATTCAACCACCTCCAGTTCTACTTCTTTCGAACCAATATTATATTTAAATATAGAGCCTATCTTATGATACCCTATATTCTCCAAAGTTATACTATTATTTATCATATCCTCATGTCCGAATACGCTGTTAATAAAATCAAGCATCTCATCATTGAATGATCCGCTTTCTTCTTGCAGCTCCCTACATTCATCCTCGGTCAATCCACAAGAAGATACCAGTTCCTCTGCGGCCTGCGTCCATCGCCCGTCGTGGGCTAGCTCCTGAACCGCCAGCCATATCCCTTGGTTCATGCCCTTCATTCTTACCTTATCTAAAATATCCTTATTCTCCATATCCTCAATCATTTAAATTCTTGTTTATTACAACAATCTCTATATCGTTTAACATCTTATCTTTTAATATTTTCTCTACCATTCTTGGAATGACATTAAAATCTTTATTTTTAAGCTCATTATCCACCATAAACTTAATCATCTGCTCTATATTATTATCATTCCCGTAAGTATTACATATACACTCCTCAACATATTTTCTTATATCAGATCTAATTGCATTGATTATATCTTCCTTCGTAAGCCCAAGCTCATTATGGATATAATTCTTTATCGCTTTATATTCTTTACTTGTTTTTGTACTCATATTTATCCCTCCTATTCAGTCATTTTTTTTAACAAAATCTTCCCATGACATGTCAACGTCATTGTGATGTTTACAACAAGCATTCTGTATTCTCTCTATCAACGGAATGAACCATAACTGAGTTAATCCGTAACGAGTCTGAATTATTCTACATAGATTTATTTTTATTATCTCCATGTCATGGATATCAGGAGATGTATTGTCGTTCTCACATCTATCCAATATCGTTTGAATTATAGCCAAATAATGATCCATATCTTAAATTATTAATCATATTACCATTTCCCATTCCCTGGCGTAAACAGTATCTCCCCTGTCCTCACCCAATGATTCCAGTTATTTTTAAGTTCATCAATATCATACACCTCAGCCGACTTACCGTTATCAGATCTTTTTATGACCGACATAATACTTTCCGCTCGCACGCTCCAATGACTATAACAGTCTGTTCCGCACCCGCACGCCGTGAATCTCCCGTTATCGAACTCCCAGACCAGAGGCCGGAGGCCGCATCGTGGACACGGCAACCATTCCATTGGATTCTCCGGCTTCTTGTAAACATCAATACACTTATACTCTACTGTCATAATTAGTTCTATTAAATTGATCTGATCTTTTGATCTCTCATCTCATTCTTATCCTTGAACATCATTATCCTATTTACAATCCCCTCCGATTCCATGTACGTCGAGAATCCATGTATTCTTAGATATTGGATGGCTGATAATGATTTTTCTAGCACATCTTTATATCCTACATCTATCTTAACTTCTTTACCCATAGTCCTCCTCCATTTCTCATATCCAACTTCTACTCATAACACTATTATAATCTATTCCATTATTCATAACCACTTTATTAAAGGCCTCCTCGGTATACGCCAAAGACTCGCCCCTATTAGCTCTCTCGATATTTTCGCTCATCATCCCCATAGCCTCGATCAAGGCCGCTGATGAGTTGGCTATTAACTTAGCCGCTTCCATTATCTTATTATCATCCATAATCATATTACTTTAACTTCCTCGTTCCACAAATGTCTTTCATATACCATGGTTGTTCCTATTAGGATTCCGGTATCTTCTCCCCAATATCCAAGTATTTGATTCCTGAATTTGTGACGCAATTTTTGTATTCCTCCCTTGTTTTTATCATAAGAAGAGTAATCTGATAATCTTACTGTCTCCATCGTTTACCTCCTTCATTTGTTCGTATGCCAATCTTTCAAGTTCCGGCATGGTGTTTGTTTCTTCTTATTTTCCCCCATACTTATTTCTCATTTCATTAATATAGCTCATATACCAATCTCTTATATCCTCTTCACTATCCATGCTATACTCTTTATTGAATGGATCGTATCTGATAAACTCCTCTGTTCGGCAGAATGGGCATGGGATCTCTTCCAATGGCTTGATTAGAACACCATCATCACCTACATTATCCAGATCATACAATATGCCATCTACGCAAGTCGCGTCTGGATAATTCGCACCGAAAAGCGGGAATTTTGGACATGTGTTTCTCATACTTGTACTATTCAAATTCGTTCTCATATTCCTTTCTCCTATCCACTTCCTTTAAATTCAAACCATCAGGTGTCAATATCTTCTTTTCCAACAAATCAAAGAGAAGCATCGCCCTTGACTCCGCCTCTGTTTCCCCAAATCCGCTATACACTTCTGTTGGCGAATCGTAGGCATTGTAACGAACATAGGCGGCTTCGTAATATCTACTATCCCTATTCGGGAAATACTGTGTCAACTGCAACCAGTCATCCCATATTTTTGATTTACTGATATTTATCATACTTGGTAGTATCTCTCCAAGTTCATGACTCATATAAGCCGGTATGAGGTCTCCTTCTTTTCTATATGAATACCTCATTGTATTTTGCGTAACTGAATCTATCTGGGTTCCCCCTCCTTTCATCTCTTTCACAAAATAAAATTCCGACTCCGAATTTACGCCCAACTCATGCAACTTTAGCGCAAGCTCATAAGGGCACATAAAATTTTGATATTTCATGTTATTCTATATTTTCATTTCTGTAATCCCCGGCATAGTCCAACCATACCCTGTAATCATTTCTGTACTTGGTTGCCTTTATTTTCATATTCCTTCAGATATTACTCATCCTTTATCTTTACGAATGGGTTTTCTACATAAAACTCCACTACATTCTTAGATTTTATAGATGTCACTATACCGGTGGTATCCACAAATCCATCTGTTTCATCCATTGTCAAATCTTCTATTTTATCTCCCGGCAGAAAACAAAGATTATAGTCTTGATCAATATACATAATCATCTTTAACCTAACCATGTCATCAATGATGCCTTTCATTCTCTCCACAACATCTAATTGATCATTAGTAAGCATTAATTTACTTTTTGAAGATTTTACTAATCTCATGTCTCCATTCTTGTCAACTACAGTTAAGTCGTTGAATTTATACACATCTTCACATGTTCTGTAATATGTTTCCTTACAATAAATTTTCCCTTTATTATCTATTTCAACATCAAAACATTCCAACTTATCCTTGACAGCTCTTCCGTTTTTGTGTTTCCACACATCACCTATTGGGACGAACCCATATAATGACTTAAAAACATCATATATTGATAGTTTTGTCTTAGGGATGCTCTTACCCTTTTTAAAACATTCTTCGGACGAATAAAATAATTTCCCATCTAATGTCTTCTCAGTCCTACATCCTCCCCATGTTCCTACATATCTAACTACTCCATATGTAAAACTGATCAAGATCTTATCAATCTCAACCCACTTTAATTTTCCTGACATATCGTCAAAAAGATATCCACTCTCTAGATAAACTGATAAATGCTCTTTTATTTTCATAACAATTTATTTTTTTTAAATTAAACAACATCATTTGCCTTGATCACTATCAATCTCAATACTCCTCTAAGTATCATGGTTTTCATGATACAACTCATAATATTACATTGAACTTCTCATTTAAACAATCTAAAGCTCTTTGATACTCCTCTTCCTTGTCGAACTTAATTTGAGTACTGTTCTCCAAGCCAAAAAACAGGTAAAAGGATATGACCCAGCCCGACCCGTCCACGGCCTGCCCCTTGGGTGCCCACGACATCACCTGCTTCTTGGATATATACCAATTCCCTATCTGCACGAAGTCAGGATAGTTGTTAATCAAATACCTTATCTGAATATTCAGATAATCCATATTATCAAAATAAATTATGTGATATTTGTTTCTTATCCTTATCTTCAAAAAGGGATTATCCCCGTAATACGCAGCGAAGGCTGACACCACGGAGATAGGATATCTAACCCCTTTTATTATCACCCATTTCATATATAATACCTCCTCTTAATTATTGACACTTTCCACAAAAACTCCCCCTTTCAAACTGTAATATGTATCCGCTTTGATCTTCTTCCCATCAACAAATTCCGTTTTTACGCAAACGGGGATATATCTTTGCTTTTTATCCGAATAAGACCATTCGGATAGTGTTATCCATGATCCTTTTGAGGCTTTTGCTACTGAGTTAATACCTGCGCACATGATGACACAGCCTTCGCCTGTGCTGTCTATCTTGGCATAGTTGCCGGATGATCCTATCTGGGCATAGTTGCCGGACGAACCAATCTTGGCACCGTAGCCGGACGAGCCAATCTGGGCACCGTAGCCGGACGA